CACACACGACCATCAACATACAATTTACATTTCATTAATTCAGTTTCTTCTATCGGACCGATAACATCTATTTGAATTGTTCTTTTATTCATAATTCATTCCTTTCTATACCGTTCCTTGAAAGTTTTCCACTCTCGTAAAGATAATTGTGGTTGTTTTCCTTCCTCATAAGGATATAACATCCAAGTCATTGATGCGTTACCTGTATTTACCCCAAGTTCTTGTAGGTGTTTCATTTTATCAATCGACAGCACATTCTCCAAAATTTCCATAAGTTAAAATATTTTTGGTTTTATTTGATACGCTTGCAGTAATATATCTGTTCGTGGTTCTTATATCAGAATGACCAGCCATAGATTTCAGTTCTCCTTCTGGTATTCCCATATTAGCCCATCTGGTAATAGCTGTTCTACGTCCTGTATGTGTTTTGATGAACTGGTACTTCGGCCCTTTCATGAGTACATTTGCCCGTCTTACAAATACCTGCTTGTTTATACCTGCTCTACATCCAAGGGTTGGTAGAACTTCATTCATAGTAGTCTTTAAGGAAGATTCTATGTTGTATTTATCGAACGATCTAACCTCTTTTATCATTTCTATAATCTTGGAAGGTACGGGAACCTCAACGTTCTTACCTGTCTTTTTTGATATATACGAAATAACATTTCCTTCCATCATAGAATCTTTCAATCTGAAAATATCGGAATATCTCATGGCAGTATAGCATTGAATCAGAAACAATTTCTTTACAATTTTTTCTGTAACGTTAAACGGCTCGACATTCCAGAATAATTCTATTTCTTCATCCGTAAGAGATATATTTGAAGGAGATTTTACGTCCAAAGAGATAATATAATCATTGATATATTTACTCATCTCTTTTGATTCGGACAATATTCTTTTAAGCATTAAAAGATATGCCTTTTGAGATGATTCACTTATCTTTCTCTTTGACTTTATAACATTGATCATATCATCTATCATATCACGATTTACAGGCTTTTCAATAGATGGAACTTCCTTGAAGGTAGTGATGGTATCATTAAAATCATACTCGTCATAAAGCTGATTGGTAAGATATGGCATTATATGTTTTGATAATGCTTCAAATCTTACCTTTCCGCTTCTTGTCTTTGTATTATTCAACTTTTCTATCAATACGCCTACAGTCATAATTGAAGGACTATATTCGTTCTGAATTGTTTCAAGCCTGTTTTTTAAATCCTCAATCAACCTGTTCTGTGATTCTATCGTCTTGTTTAACCTATCTATTGTTTCAGCGAGAATCTGAATTGTTCTTTCTTTATCTTCCATGTCTTATATATTTTTGTTGCAAAGATAATAAAACTGTATATTCGATAGGTTAAACGATAGTTATCAACTCTTAAAAATGTTTACTACGCCCATTAATTTATAATCTCCCTCTTCATTAATGATACATATAGGAGCATTATTCTTAGGATTAGTGTATGCCAATGTGACATAATCCCCAGGAAATACCTTCAATGCGTTAATCATCTTTTCAATGTTCAGATTGCAATCAAAACGCCCTTGACAAGATCCTTCAATTCCGACATTTTCCGATATTTTATACCCTGCATCATTTGTGTATGTTATATCCATTTTATTATCTTCCTCCCTGCAAACAAAATGTGACATGTTATATACATCTGACATTACCTTTATTCTTGAAAGGGAATCCATCAAGTCGCTAGTTCTTGCTTTAATAAAGTAATTAAAGTTTGATTTTATATTGTTTACCAATGGTATGTAGTTTACAAACTTAACCTCCATCAGAGTACAATTAAAGACAGACCCGAAATCCCCATAAGATATAGACATCACCCTTTCATCATCAGATACAGAAACAGTTACATTTTCTTCTGACAACATTTCAAGAAAGGATAACGCTTCCTTTACCGAAGTAGGCATTACATTTATGCACAAGTCCTTTGATATATCCGGCTGACATTCTATAACATCTCTTACAAATACAATCTTATCGGACGAACATATATCAATGCAATTATTGGAACAAATAAAATTTATCCCCACTCCACTAAGGCTGGTCACAACGTCACTGATATCATTAAATCCTATGTTCCTTTTTAATGCTCTATACAGATCATTCCTGTTCACGTTGACCCTTATCCCGGTACCACGCTTACCTATTTTAATATCAGGATAAGATTCCACATCTTCTGCAAAGAAAGACGCTTCACTGCCATTGTAAGAGAATATTATATCCTTATCATATATCTTTACCGTAACAATGGAATCCTTTACTGTTTTGAGTAACTTTACAAGTCTTATTCCGTCTACTGCAAACTCCTGCCCGTCATTGCAGTCTGAATCAACAACGGGAATAATCAAACGCATCTCATTGAGGTTGTTGTATGAAGTAACCTCTATTGAATTTTCTGATGCTACATATTTAAAACGGAAACATTTCAATATCGTCAAGCCTGTATCGGAAAGGCAGGCTTTGGCTGAGTTTAACGTTGAATATAAAACTTTTCTATCAAAAACTATTTTATTCATAAATGTCAAATTTAAATGTATTCAATCCAAGAAAAATGTTCTCTTTTATCAAGGTAATCCATGTCGTTCTCGTTATCATAGGCTTCCTTCTCAAACGATATATTTCTATACGCATTACCTTTTTGTGTAAGCCTGTAAAACCATTCCAAAAGATACAAAATGTAAAACGGAACATACAAAAGCTCTTTCATTTGTTTTGTATGAATCGCTTCGTGATTATAATCGCTTTCACGCATCGTACATCCTTTTCTTACGAAAAGAACTCCAAACAAATTTATACACTTGTACCCTTTTAATGGAATAATTTTGTTATATATAACTTTCATTAAAACAGTTCTTTAATTATTTTTTCAAAACTTACTTTTGTAGTGCTGTTACGCATACAATAATCTTTTATCTGTAGTGTATTTGACATTCCCGGCTGACCACGCTCGATAGCGTCAAGTATATTCCACAACATATCCTTAGACCATACAAAATATCCTCTAAAGAAATATGTAGCCATCACATCAGCCTGTTCTATTATATGATTACGGTCATGGTTACTGTCAGGCATTTTAAGTTCTATGCCATATATCTTACCGTCATGTATATAAGCAAGGTCTGGCATACTTTTCTTTGCCCCTAGAGCACGGAACTCAGCCGACTTGTTACCACTTACAGCAGGATGGAGAAGTTCGGAAAAGAATGCTACAAGCAATCCCCTGCATCCTTTACCTTCCTTCTCGTTCCTGTAACTAACTACTATATCTTTCTGCATTTTCTTTTCTTCCGCAGACCGTTTTTCCTCAGCCATGATAAAAAAAATTGTATTTGGCAAAGGTATCACGAAATGGGATATATGAGAAAAATAAAAGGTTAAAGTTTGTTATCAACCATCTCAAATCCTTCACACATATCATGTCCGCTGTTTCTTATCTTCATGGCAACGTTTTTTTTTTCAAACCAAGGAATATAGCAGACATATCCAACAAACAAACCGTCCACAATAACCGTATATCTATGCTTGCAGCGACAGCAGCAATACTCTCCGTTCCTGCAAGACTTTGTATTGCTATTTTGCAAGATCGTCCAAAGAAATGTTTTCTGACAAGAAATCGTCCGTACATTATTTCACCACATCATCGAACCGCAAATCGCAATACTCGTCAATCCAGTCACCTATGAAATATAGTTTGTTACTTCCTGCAATAAATTTTTTCCCATGATTAAATGTTTAAGTATTGTTTTATTTCTTTTTCTAACTTGTCCAATGTACTGTTTACCAATCCATCCCACTCTTTTTCATATGCAGGAATATTCCTTTTTACTGTAGAGTGAAAAGAGATTTGATTCCCTAAAGGAAGATCAAAATACATAATAAAAGAAACTCTTTTTCCCTTATCCTCCGAGCACCCAAAAGAGAACTTACTTTCGTTATATATTTCGATAAGTTTGTCAATCAAATCTTCTTTCTTTGCGTACATCTTTTCCGAGTAGGGAAATGGAGCGTCTTTAGCCTTTATGTTGTAATCTTGTATCTCCAATGCAACACGGTAAATTTTAGCCGTAAAATCTCCTTGTTTTATCTTTTTATTAAGCATTAATTTTACCTTTCTTGTACCTATGCCGCACATATTTTCACGTTTCAATTTTAGCATGGCTATCAATTTCCTGTTTTTCTCCAAGGCTTCTTTCTTTGCTTCCCTTTGCCTTTTACAATCTTCTATTACGGAAACATAATTTTCTTTTATCCCGAAAACGTCCATTCCGCCAAAACAAAATGTTTCAATATCTAATATTGTATTCTTTTCCATTCCAAGAAAATCTATAAGCCTTTTGTCTATGCCAAAAATATTCGTGTAATGTCTAAGATGCGACACACAAACAATATATTCTGGGTTATGGAAACATTCAATCTCATCAAACACTTCCCAAGGATTAATGTTGTTTTTCATAATGTTATTTTTTGTTTCTTTGAATATAACCCCATATAAACTTGCTGGAATATCCGCATTCTTTCATGGCTTTACGAAAATCAGTTTCCGTATTTCTGATATACAACTGCCGTATTGCCCAATAAGTATTGTATCCTTTAAGTTCCGCATACTGGAAAAATTGTGTAGGTGTCATTTGTTCAAATTTTAAATCTCCTACTAGTTCTTGCAGTTCCGCCATTCTTATTTCCTTTTCGGTTGGATATACATATCCGCAGAAAGGACATTCCGAAGCGGTTATGGCAATATATTTACCACATTGTTTACACTCTTTCACCCCTTGTATTCCTTCACATTTCCCCTTGTTATGCCATAAAGCCCATTTACGTTCTTTCTCAAACTTGCCGAGCCGTGATATGTTACCACCGAAGTCTAGGAGAAATGCTTCCGTTTTATTTGGGTGAAGCCGTATAGCCCTGCCAGTTGCCTGGATATAAAACTGAACGGATTGTGTAGCACGGTTTAATATGCAAACCTCTATACTTGTTTCATCGTATCCCGTAGATAAGATACCACTGTTGCATATAACGGTGAATTTATCGTCATGGAAATCCTTGATAAGCTGTTCCCTGTTTCCTGTAAGATGCTTGTATCTTTCATATAATGCTAACTCATCCGGCTTATTCTTATCTATACCTGATATGAGGAATTTTGCAGGAATGCCAGCTTCATTAAATTCAGCGCACATCCTTATCGCATTTGCCTGTGTGGCATCAAAACAGATTGCTTTCTTCATCGGGCAGATACGCATATAGTTTTCAATCACCCCCTTGTACTGTACAGACTTGTTGAACACCGCACCCATCTGCCTGCTATCGAAATCACCTGTGCGATAATCGGTATTAACCTTAGACAAGTCGGGCGCATCAACTGTAAACGTTCTCAACTTGGTTATGTTTCCCCGGTCCATCATATCCTGTATCTGGGCGGTTTCTACAATCTCTTCATAGTTCATGCCAAGCTGCCTTTGGTTTCCACTTCTCATCGGGGTTCCTGTAAGACCTACTACATACTTATCATCAAGCAAACCAGACTCAAAGAGATAATCCGCGTCAGACGAATGCGCTTCGTCTATCAGACAGAGAGATACACTTTTAACCCATTCAACCCATTCGGGCTTTTCAATCCTTCTACGGAGAGTTTGAGCCATTGCGGACACTACTAGACCTTTAGGTATGTTCCTGTGCTTAGGGGAGATGTATTCAGCCTGTATGCCAACTCTTTCCAACGTTCCCCCTGTTTGTGTCATAAGTTCAGATCTGTGGGATACGATAAGCACCTTATTCCCCTTTTCGACAGCACCTTTAGCCATAAAACTCATTATGACCGTTTTGCCGTAACTTACACAGGCAGAGAATATGACGTGCTTATGATTAGTCAGGGCATTTCTCAGACGGGTTATTCCCACCTCCTGGTAATCCCTTAGCTTGAGGTAATTATATACATTCATACACATACATATTGACGCTTCACCGTCCCGACTACTGCCGACCACTCCACGTCCTCAACCCCTTCTACCAAGGGTGATATTAATCCGAACCGTTTGATATTTACCGAAGCGAGAATGTCACGATCATTGTGCCTTCCGCATTTCGGGCAAACCCATTCACGGTCACTGAGTTTCAATTCACTATTAACGTATCCGCATATACATGTCTTGGAACTTGCTTCAAAACGTCCGATACGTATAAGGTTGCGTCCATACCATTCGCACTTGTATTCAAGCTGTCGGAAAAACTCGCTCCATGAAACGGATGATATGGATTTTGCAAGATGGTGGTTTTTCAACATACCCTTTACATTCAAATCCTCAATGATTATCGTTTGGTTTTCACGGACAATCTTTGATGTGACTTGATGTAGGAAATTGTTGCGTTGGTTGGAAACCTTCTCATACTGTCTTGCCAGGATTTTTCTTGCCCGTTCTCTTCGGTTGGAACCTTTCTTTGTCTTTGAGAATCTTCTTTGCAACACCTTTAGTCTTGCTTCCGATTTCTCAAGATATTTGGGATTGGCATACACATCACCGTTTGAACATACTGCAAAATCCTTTATACCTACATCTATACCGATAGACGTATCATATCTGACAGCAGGCTTTACAGGTATTTCCTTTCCATCGTCAACAAGGACAGAAATAAAATATTTACCTGTTGGTGTCTTGCTTACCGTGACAGAACATACTTTACCGTCAAACTTTCTGTTCGGAAAGAATTTAACCCATCCGATCTTTGGAAGTCTTACCTTATTGTTGTCAAGGTCAACAGACACCGAATTTATAGCCTTGTATGACTGTCTGCTGTAATGCTTCGCCTTGAAATTTGGGAAGCCTGCCTTTTCACGGAAGAACTTCACGAACGCGCTGTCCATATTTCTTATGGATTGTTGCAGGCACTCGTTTGATACTTCCGAAAGCCATTCCTTCCCATCTTCCTTTTTAAGTTCTGTAAGCATCTTAGCCAGTCCAACCCATCCTATCTTCGTCTTGTCACGCTGATACGCTTCTATACGTTTACCGAGCATATAGTTATACACAAACCTACAACACCCGAAAGATTTGTTGAAGAAAACAATCTGCTCAGGAGTAGGATTAAGTCTATATTTATATGCTCGTTTCATATTGCAAATATAACTATAAATTAAATTACAACATAACTAATTTAGTTAAATAGTGTTTAATTGTTTATAAATGCCTTTCAAATTCGTTAACGTAATCCATATCTATCCTCGTAAAATAATTTAAAGTTTCTCCATCTATGCCCGTTTTTCCCCTTACAAAAAGAACTGCATGATCGTTGTGGCATACCTAATTTCCTCTCACAGTCACAACAGGCTTCAAAGCATAGGAATCTGTTCGTACCATCCTCTATCGCAATGACAGCCCTTGTATTGTTTCTATGGCCGAGATAAGAACCGTTTTCCTTTCGTTTCTTTATGAGTTCCTTCATAATAACTCTTTTCTTTTCACGTTCCTCATCCGATACTTTCCTTCCTTTCTTGAATCCATAATTATGACCTTTGACGAACCTTCCTTTTTCGTCACGGTAAGATATTGGATAATCTATCCATAATTCGCTAATTGCTGGCATTGAAATCTAACTTTAGTTTTACAATTTCATCACTCATGGCATGTACTCTTTTCAGCCATGCCATTTTCCATGCTTCTTTTCCTATGCCATATATACGATATATATCATCTCCTGCATCATCAAATTTGATAGGAGTGCAGCTTATTGACTTACATTTCGTTCCGTCCATAAGTTCAACGTCACCTATACCCCCATTGAGCATGATAAAGTTGATATTGTTTTCTATGGCAAGATAGGGGATGATTATTTCATCCCCACGATTAGGTTTGTTGTGCTTGATTAGTGTAGTCATAACAACTTAGACAAGGTATTAATATACATTTTTACAGACATTTTGTTCTAGACAAATTACCATAATATTTGGTGGCACTTGTAAATTAATCAACTTCCACTAACTCACCGTTTTCCAGTCTATACCATGTATCAGCCTTGACAACCTCACCATCAACTACTACAGCCTTCCAATCAACAATATCATACGTATCATCCCTTTCCTCAGCTATGACCAAAATTGCACCTATTCCGCCTTTTACCTGAACATTTTTTCCTCTTGCTACTGACAAACCATTAGATCCTGTTGAAGCCTTTCCTCTTGCCGTGGCAGCACCATTATCACCAGCCGTGGCAGCACCATTATCACCAGCCGTGGCAGCACCACTATCACCAGCCGTGGCAGCACCATTATCACCAGCCGTGGCAGCACCTCTATCACCAGCCGTGGCAGCACCTCTATAACCAGCCGTAGCAGCACCTCTATAACCAGCCGTGGCAGCACCACTATCACCAGCCGTGGCAGCACCTCTATCACCAGCCGTGGCAGCACCACTATCACCAGCCGTGGCAGCACCATAATTACCAGCCGTGGCAGCACCATAATTACCAGCCGTAGCAGCACCACTATTACCGGCCGTAGCAGCACCACTATTACCAGCCGTGGCAGCACCTCTATAACCAGCCGTGGCAGCACCTCTATAACCAGCCGTGGCAGCACCTCTATCACCAGCCGTAGCAGCACCACTATCACCAGCCGTGGCAGCACCACTATCACCAGCCGTAGCAGCACCACTATCACCAGCCGTAGCAGGTTTTCCCGGTTCCGCATTACACTCGTTAGTACACCGTTCCTTGACATAAGATACAGCTGCTTTCACAAGCCCCCTTATATCAAGCTCAGCACCTATTCTAATTTTTGAAGAACAAACCTTGTCACTTTTTGAATCGTTTATTTTACCACTCTGCTCAACCTCACAAAATCTTGACCCGGCCGGCGCATAGTAACCAAAAACATCCAGAGGATAAGGACATGCATGAAAACCTTTCTCGCATACCTTTATGTCGCCTGTTTCTTCATATTCCTTACCTACCTCATACTTAAACCCTCTACAAGATAAATCCTTATCAAATGCTTTATAAGCCTTTATTTTCTGTTCCATAATATAATGTAATACTATATAATACTGCCTATTTGGTCCTTAATGCCTAATATTTCATTGAAATACGCCTTAATTTCGTTTTCACTACTTTCTTTAGATAATGTTATATTTGTTGACATATTATTAACTTTTTGTGGTAACTCCGCAATTACCCGTTACATATTTGAAACACCAACAAAGTCATTTACTTTACTTATTGGGTATTTTTTTGCATCACGTTCGTTGAATGAAAGATAAGCTAGAGCCATTTGTAACTTATCCTCCATCCTGTCTATATCATCTTTATAATCGCTTCTGTCAAGTTCCCAATACAAAAGCCTTGACGGATCGTTAACTGGGCGTAAATCAAACGGATCATCATCAGATTTACCGTCATATACGATATAATACATTTTATCCACATCGGGATGGGAAAGGAAATGCGACATTAGCTGCCAATAGTATTCCTCTATAGCCTGTTCCTTTGTGGCTTCTCTCAAATATTCAATCTTACTTTCAGAAGTAAAGCATTTCACTTCTGCTATATAAGATAATTTACCATTGACATCAAATCCATATCCATCGGGAGAATCTCCATATCCATCATAGATATTATCGACAAAAACAATTTCGTCAAAATCATCCGCACAGGACATTAGCCTGGAGAACGTGTTATGGTTAAAACACTCGATAGCGTCTTTTTCATGATCCTTTCCCCACTCCATATCAGAAGTGGATATATGTCGGCATGGTTTGTTTAACCTTCTCTCCCTTGCAACCTGATAAAGATAAGAGATAGCTGTATCTCCGAAAGGAACATCAACTGTCTTTCTCTTTACACCCTGTTTTTTTGCAACCTCTAGTTCGGAAGGTGTCATTTCCCTTCTCCCGGAAACCATAAGTTTTCCAATGGCGGAAGAGGTGATTTTACCACACCTCTTCATAAGCCATAGTTTTTCTTTTTCTTCTGCTTCCATTATTTCTTAGTCGCTTCGTTAAACAATTTCATAGCTTCAGCGTCCACATCATAGCTTGCCGTGATGTATCCAATGTCGCATTTTCCACTTTTCAACGCTTCCAATGCAGCCTTGAATTTATCAGAGTTCACTGTCATCTTCCCTTTCTGTGGCGGTGGCGGAACATCACGCCCTATACGCAATCCGTAAACCTTTCCTCCATCGCTTGGGTCACGTGTCAGTTCCTTGCATAATATGACACGAAAATCACGGATGGTTTCAGGATAATCAGTTTGTGCCAGCTTAGTGAGGCGTTTACGGTTCGTACTGTTCAACAGCATAGGTTTAGGAACAAGGTTTGTTTCTTTAAAGTAAGCAATCCATGATGGTTTCTTACTACCTTGTACCTTTGCATTTTCATCCCATACGATATGGGATATTGTAGCGATGATAGACTGACCGTTAGGGAGTATTTCTACTCCCACATAATCAGATTGACTTCCAGTTCTCCAATGATGGAGAACCTGGCTTTGTTGTTCGTTTGACATATATATTCAATTTAACTAGGTAAAACTACAGTTGAATTTCCCGTTTTGTCTACAATGACGCTCTTTCCGCCTATGACAGCTTCCGTCTTGTGTCCACTTGGGTATTCCGATAAGCAGGAATCATTTTCCGCTTCATACGGATATACATCCATGATGGCGGTTTCGGCTACGGACGAAATCACATAGTCTGCCATTGTGCCTTTCATTCCTTCGTCAAGTTTCTTTACAGCATCTCTCAAATCGGCTGCCTGAACAAGCATATAGCATGATGTCTTTTTCTCCGCTCCGCTCTTTTCGTCCAGAGTAATGAAGAACAGCTTACACTTAAACCAGCGATCGGCTGCATCTTCTTCAGATGGGAACAGTTCGCTGTAGTTGGAGCGTTTAATGTCCGAAACAGTGAACTCGCCACTGATAAACGGTGTCATTTCCGATATAATACGTGCTTCTGCCTCAGTGAAGCTAAGCGCATCAACCATGTATTGCTCACTTACTTTCTTATTCATTCCGTTTTCTGCTACTTTTTCGTAGCGAATTTTACACTCAAAAAATGTTTTCATGTTTATTGTTATTAATAATTATCTTAATCAAAATTGAAATTATCCTCGCCACTTGGTTCTTCGTCTGGCATATCATTACCGAAATCCATCGGAATGAACCAATCTGAAATATAGTCTTGCATGATTTAATCCTCCTGTTATTGTTTGAAATATTCGTACTTTATCTCTCCATTTACGATCATATCCATGATTTCTTCATCGGAAGATGTGGCTATCTTCATCATAAACTCATCTTTCTTCACCTTTTCAATATCTTCATTTTCAGTATTCCCCACCTTTTCCAACTTTTCCATATTTTCTGCCTTTTCAGACATATAAGACACAGCATCTTTAGCTATTTTCAAGGCATAATCTGAATCGTATAAAGACATCATGGATTGAATGTATATTCCGTTAATCCTGTCAAATATCTCCTGTTGGGGAAGGCTTAGGAACTTTGCCGTATTCGCTCCCATCATCACCTTTATCTGCCAAGATGTTTTTATATTCACTACGTGAAGCCATCCCTCTTTGATAGGGCTTTTAACTATATAAAAGTCACCTACAATATATCCTTCGTCTATATCTTTCTTTTTCATAGCTTATACTTTTCTAAAGCAAGAATCATTTTATGATCTTCAAGGGCTGATTTTATTGTATCGTCAATCATCTTGTTGTGCGTTTTAGAATCTATGTCCAATTCTGAAACATTGTATCCATTATCAATCTTGTTCTGAATACTGAAATAATAATTCCTTATTGTCAGTACATTTTTGTGTATCTCTTCTCGTGTCATCTCCTAGGCAAAAATTTATTTTTAACAAATGATAAAAGCATCACGGATATTTCATCAGCATATCTTGCAAAATCATCCTGGTATTTCTCGTCAACATTGTTATCCATCCATAGGATTTGATTCTTTGCCATAGTACCTACCTTTTCAAGCGTTTCAAACATCTGTAGGCTAGATCCGGGGAGTGTTTTCTTTAGCATTTCATTTAACTCAATGGAAGATGAGTGAATAATATCAGCACAAAAAGCAATGGCGTTGACATACATCATCCAATCCATTTTCTCATCATCAGACATCTTCTTGATAATATCCATGCCCCTTACATATTTACCGTCAGGATAAGCCTTGATATATGCTTCCTGAAACTCCTTTATCTTAGCTGTTACACGAGAGCATTCAACCATACGGCCTTTCTTGATAAGATCGTTCTGCTGCTTGCGCAACTCCTTCATCTTTTCTTCTCTCTCACACTCCTGTATTAACAAATGTCTTTCCATCTTCAATTATTTTTATAAGTTCTTTAAACTGGTCCGCAATTATCTCTAGTTTTCCCTGTATCTTCTGATTCATATTACCGTCCTTGTAGGAACTCTGAAATCCTTCATAACGTGAATCAATACTAGAATAACAGAATGAATCAGACGTGATGTTTACCATCGTATTGTCACCGTCTATGAACGGTTCTGGTATGTCTACTTTTATCATCATAGCAATCCGAAATAACTGTCTAGTTTATCAATCGTTTTATCTCCATCTCTTAGGACATACTCAATTACTTCACGCCCTGAAAGTGTTACTCTCAGTTTGTCCACAGGCTGAACATTGGCTGTACCTTTCGAGTAATTGTTGTAATGAACAATTTCCCGTCCTTTTATGGATGACAGCATCCTCCGTTTGCCACACAAATTTATAGCTTTTGGAATAAATTCCTTTTCTTTCTTATCCATAATCAATCGTTTTTAAACTTTTTAAACATCTCATCTCCCAATACTCCGCTAATGAACATGGTAAGTTCTACTTCCCATTCATCTTCCTTGCCCTTCACGAACGGATAAGTAAGCTGATGCCATTCGTGGTAATCAAACAGCTTCATGCGAAGCGGATAATAATCAAACATTTTCTTGTTTTCATAAAACACACGGATATGATTTTTCTTAATCTCCGTGTAAGACAAACCGTAGTAATCCAATATCTGGTAGAATTTGTCCATAGGGGTAAAATTACATTTCATGCTTTATATATTCTTTTAGTTGTTTATGCAACGATTTCATATACTCTATTATTGTATCCGCATTAGGATCTGAAAAGTCAACATCCTTTACGCTTTTCAACTTTAACCCATACACTGAAACAACAATAACTTCTATGATGTTATGTTCTCTATCTTCACGGTATAACACATCTTTAATGCTAGATGTATTAATGATGGGAAAATCACCAACTTTTATTAAAGATTTATACTTACCTAGCATCATTGGCATTATTGACGTTATGTCGTTTTCTACAAAATCAAAAAACATATTCTCGTCAACTCCGCAATCTACTGTTTCAAGAAACATACGAATAACATCCCACTCTGATTTTACGTGAAAAGTATTATCTGACTTGTCTACAAAGATACCATCACCAAATCCATCCAACGATTTCTCGGAAGCGGTGTACCCTAACCGTTCAAGTCCGTTTCTTATGTCGCTTGAATCCTTTCTAATCAATACCTTCATGGCAAATATTATGTTTAATTATTATTGTCGATTGCTTCGGTAGACTAACCTGTTCACTGTTTTCCTTGTTGGTCAAAATGTATCTTTGCCCGATATCACTAAACAGGAAATCATCTTTTACGAAGGGTATTTTCTTTCCGTCATACCCCACAATAAAGCAGTTTTGAAAAATTTCTAGTAGAATCATGGTCTTTTGTTTTTAGCGCATAAAGAAAAAATAGGTTTAACATGAAATGCGTTTCTTACAATCCAGTCGTAATCTACGCTTTTTGGATTTCTTTCAATACTCCAAAGTTTGCTAGCGTAATTCATATCGCTTTTCAATAATCTGATTTGTCGTTTCTGCCTGTATATTACAATATAAGGACAGAATACAATCATTATTATTTCTAAAAACTTTTTCATTGTCTTATCGCTTAATGGTTAATAAAATCGGGGGAACGCCTTCCCCCTAAACTTTAATTATAGATATGCTTGCTTCTACACTCAAACATGATGCAAATATAATCAATAAAATGACATAATATCAAATGTTTTAAAATATATATTGTTTATTCACATTTATTAAAGTATTCCTTAAATACGTTTACATTGTATGTGTTTACCTGGCAATGGTTATCGTCAAAAATCTTTTTTATCTCATAACCTAGCTTGCAAGATATTACCTTCATCTTCATCCGACTAATTTTTTTCCAGTTGACACCGTTTTCCTTTGCCCATCTTTTGATACTGTACCATTCATTGGATTCGTTTGGTTGTGGCTTTAACGCTTGATTCCTTTCGTACTCATCAGCCCACGCCCTAGCAGCTTCGGCAGGATTATTGAAGTTTGGTAATCTTACCTGTGCATAATAACTGCCTGTATTGGTAACTGATGGAACAATATTATCAAATATCCAACGTTCAAATCCATCAGCCATAGGAGGAAAAGGGCTTTTATAAATCAGTCTATACATACTTCTTTCATTAATAAACTCCATTATATCATCCCCTACTTCACGCATCATTACGGAGGATGGTTTACAGTGCTCTAAAAGAGCTTTTAATGGATTTGAATACTGTAAAGAAGATGCAGCGTCTAATCCACAGAACCAAATTTTACCATATCGAACAAACACACGAATTTTGCCAAAAAAAGGATGTTCGTAAACCATTATTTCGTCCGTTTTGTGTGCCGAAGCTGTTTTATCGGTAATATTGTTTTGTTGCATAAATAAAAATAATTAACTTTGTTAAACAATTAAAATGAGTAATATATGGTAAAGAAAGTGATTAGGGTGAATGTTAAATCCCCTAAGGTAACATCAAATAAAAAGGCATCTCCCATAAAGGTCAAGATAAACATGAAGAATACGGGAGGAACACAAGCTATGGGTAAAAAATAGATTACTTATTACAACACCTATACCCATCACTAATAGTTTGATGCGTGTGCACTTTCCTATCTCCATATCTTTGATGCAAGTATAATGCAATAAAGAATCCAACAGTAACAAAACCAATTGATGTATAGTATATCGCATTAATCAAATGTGCATCCTCAAACACCACATTACTAAATACAATATCCAGTATTGCGTATATCAACATCTCAATGACAAATACTCTATGGTATATACAAAATAAAAATACCTTTGACAACACATAAAACAATATTGCATTAAACAGTTTGGCGTTAAAGAATATGGTAAGGTACTTGTCCGAAAACGGAGTGGCATACTGAATATACTACAATGTGTCACCATCATAATATTCAATGATATCACCTGTTCCAACAGAGTGTATAACCTCACACTGATGGACAAGTATCGCAAGACAGAACAATATAGGATAACATCTTATCACCCAAATAAGAAACGTCCTGTAAAAATCGATAATACTTTCCTCTAGCATTTTGTCTTTCATCTCACTCTCCTTGATAAGTTTCTAATAATCTCTTCTTTCGTTCTCCCTTTTAACAGGTCAAGATCAATTGTTGCAGAACCTACCTTTACGCACCCATCAGATATGTATTGCTGCACACGTTCGTTCACAAGATAGTCAGCACCAAGCATATCCAATTTGGACAGTCCTTTCACATCATTTCTTCTGCTTAATACAAATCCTCCTACTGTTCTCCATATACGCCTGTATTGGCTTATTCCGTCCTTTACAGGCATGATTATGTCGTTTTCAAACAATGGTATTCCGTTCATGTCAAACACGCCTGTAAACCATTCTACAACACAACCACTGCTATCTCTTACACGCCCATAAGCATCTATGGATACATCGTCAATAAGAAGTTCATATCGCCCCGTTACTCCATTAAATATACGGAGTAACGGGAAATCAATGTCATTTCTTCCCATTTCCCTTAATCGCTTCAATACATTCCTTTACTCCATCATCAAAACCATGCTTGTACCCCTTAGCGTATTCTCCAATGTTATACACCGCCATTGCAAATACAAACAGAATAATACCTAAAGCCTTATGCCAACCGGGAAGGGATATGGAAAACGGCTTAAATGTAATTGTTAGATCTCCGACCCATAATAGGGCGATAATACATATTATTGTAAATATAATTGTTTTCATAATCATATAAGTTTTAATGCTTCCTGTAATCCTGCTTCCAGTGCTTCCTCGTAGGTATTATAACGGATAATAGGCCTGTCAGACAGGCCTATCAAGTCATGGGTAGGTATTGTCAGAATGGCATTAATGTACATCTTCACACATACATTTTAGAACGTTAATCCAACACCCACTATCAGTTATCACAAAAGAATCACCGAATACTTTATAATGGTGTTTATTTGTTCATTAATGCCGTTTTTATATTTAATCGAAATACATTACTTTCTTACCTATACATACCTTGAACCTTGAAAGAGATTCACTATATTGTGTAATATAATTGGGATTATATTTGTTAACAAAACATCCAGTACGTTTATGGTATCTGACACAAGCATTTTCAGGAGATTTAGCCAATATTTCTTTCTCATCGCTAAAACTAAAAAGTAAATTATCTCTGTATGATACCTTATACCACTTTACTTGGCTTCTTATCTTTTTAAAATACTTTGCTTTCATTGTTCCTCCTTTGTTTTAAAATGTTCAATCAGTTCGTTTACGGTAGCCTTGTGAACGGTATCTATATTAACATCAATATCATTGTAAACCCAATAAGTAGAGAACTTGATTTCAGGACACAGAATCCATTTATCACCATCCGTAAACCATTGGTTCTTGTCTGTATCATCTCTCAATGCAGCAATGGCTAGGAAAAGTTCTTCATTCGTTCCGCAATCAATCCTTCCTTTCTTGGTTACGGTATCTATATCATATATCACCCCATATAAATTCCCATAAGATGTTATGATTGCTCTTCCTTCTTCAATGCTTTTATGACTTCCATTGTCGTCATAATTATGTGCATCTAAGGTTGTATTACCAGAATTAAGTATTTCATATCCCAACTCTTCTAGCTTCTTTCTAAGTGTTTCGGTATTTTTACGTATGAAACACTGTGTTGTAAATCCCATAATTATTCCTCCTTTTCTGTTTTAATATCTGTTACTTTACCACGACTGACAAAACACTGACCTATTCCCAAATCGAGTAAGGCACAATAGTTATCGTCTAAAAGATTAGAGCATTCCTGGCATAAGGAACACTCATTACAAAATCCTTCTGATGATTCATGCAGCACCCCATCTATTATTATTCCGTTCTTTATTTCCATATCTCAATCTCCTTTCTCTTTAATCCGTTCAAGCACATCCTTGTTGGCTTCTAGTATATCATCGAAAGACGGGATGGGCATCCATGCAACAACATCATCTATCACTTCATCATAATAGCCTCCATTACTTTTCATCCATTTGTTTTTAGATGAAAAATACGCTTTGAATATATCACCATTCGCAACCATTACAATACAATCATCTGATGTGTCACAACCAGTCTTGTCCTTGACACTTATCCACGGTGATTGCTTCGACTGCCATTCGGCACCAGAAATAAATCCTTCTTTAAACTCATCTGCGCCACATTCGCAACAATCGAATGCTGTATTATGACCATTACAATGTTCGCAATAGTCACGTTCTCCGCATGGATATTCACCGTTGCATTTATAATGAGCGTGGATTGCGTCCCTTGCCGCTTCTTCTACTGTCTGTTTCATATCAAAATACTATTTTAAAATATTTTCCTTTTAACGTAGGAAGCCTGTCAGTGACAAACTTCTCTAGTTCCCCTTCGTCTATCGGGAACAACGGGCAGTATTGGTATCTGAACGTATGTACAAACCGCCCGTCAAGCATCACATCAAAAACCAATGTTTTCATAAATTTACTTGCATTCTCTTTTCAATTAATATACTTTTTCTTTTATCTACCAACCGCAAATACTTGCAATTGATAGAACCTTTATTCACTTTTGTACCGTCCAATTTCCTATTCTCTCCTAACGCTAGTCTAATCAACCTGGGCTTTTCAAGCCCTCAGACCAAAGACTTGTGAGTAGTTGATATCTTATTCACTTTTGTCCACAAACTAAATTCGGTATAGAGATATTTCCATATATCCCTGTAACGGTATTTGTCGTTTGGGTATTTGCAACGGACACAATAATCCGTCTTGTATAAAACTTCGTATATTACTCCCCTGTGTTCAAACAGTTCGTCTATGTCAAGGGTTCCTACTTCTACCTTTTCCATTACCGTAAACAAAAAATTGTGTAAATAATAACAAATATGAAGTAAGATAATGTTATAATCACCCACTTCCAAAACTTATATTTATCCCTTTTTAAGCCATATATGAATGTGGTCAATACAAGGGTAATAAGTATAAAGTATATTGCAAAGCTGATTCCGTAAAATGTGTTCATACTTTATTCTTTTTATAGTGTTTACAATACTTAGGAGTTTTCCTATCCGTTATTCTCTTTTGTAAAGCCATGCAATACATAAACGGACAGATATACACTCACTACAATGCGCCTCTAAATTCATTATTTTTGCCATAACAATTACTCCTTTACCAGTTCTATCGTAGCGTTCGTAAGACTAACATACAAGTTCACCTCCGACATGGTTCCATCTTTCTTCACCTTGTTAAACAATGGTTCAATATTGTCAAAAAAATCAATCCTATAATCCTTGACATAGGCATATCGTTTTGATTCATTAGTAGTAATACACACCTTGCTTCCGATAGGATACTTCGCATTGGATTCAATGTACTCCTTTTCCAACTTAATTTTCTGACTTTTCAATTCCCTTATTTTTGAATTGATATCATTTTTCTTTGTCTGAAATTCTTCTTTGTTCATAGCTTTTATATTGTTTTTATGAATGAAACATCCCTATTATCATTTTTTCTTTAAATTATAATATAACTGAATAATGCCTTTTAAAGGTATCCCAAGGGGTTCGGTCTACATAAGGAGTACCGTTCCATGTATATTTGGCATAAAACATGGAACTCCATTTAATAAACTTAAAATCCCATATAAACGAGATGATATTGAACGCCAAAAATACTGCAATCTCGAATAGTGTATATATTATACAAGGCAAACACCATATAATCAAATGTATTCTTAAATATTTCATAATTAACATTCAGACAAGACCTGTAACACAATAAGCCATACAATGACAATCATCAATCGTCCAACATATTTCCACATATAGCCTTCATTAACATAGCAAAAACAATTCCAAAAAGCATAAATTCACTCCTTTCTAACATTATTGTCCACCCACCTCATTGCGCCCTTTAACGCATCAGTTGTAGACCTGTAAAACATATCTACAAAGAGAACCATCCGTTCACCTTTTATTGTTCGGTACATGAAGTCTTTTTCTCCTGTGACCTCTATTGTACAGCCCTTGTAAAATGTGACATATTTATTTCTCATACGACAAATATATATATTATTGGTTTTCCAACAACTTTTTATTAACTTTTATTAAGCGTTTTTCCCAGTCGTTCAGATTGTCACCCGTCTTAATCTTCTCCATAACCGAAGCTATATCAAAAGATTTACATTTTTCATACAGATCACTCATTGTCGTTCCTTGTATGATTACTCCGTTCTTTTCCCCGGAAAAATATCCGTCAACACTCTCTATCACATCCCATTTCCGTCCTTCCAGGATGTATTGTTTATTGTTAGTTCTCATTATTTCAAATCGTTCAAATTATTAATCAATGTAATAGGATATTTTTTTCGTATTGCATCAAATCGTTCTTTATCCTCATTCGTCATATCTTCGGAAGCATCCCATTCGTCCAACATGAAAATATCAATATCTCCTTCATATCCATCATTGTCATTCAGTTCAATACAAATATGTGGATAATAATTCATATCAAGACCTCTATCTTCTGGAAGTTCAAAACCGAGATCATAGTAGAACTCATAAAACACACACGTTTCGTCTATCGCATGATTTTCATTGTAGTAATAAAGATCATTCGCCTCAGAATGCAGCAACAAATTCCACAAAGCACTATAAGTTATTGGCTTTAAATCGCAAACATCATTTGAAAAATGTTGCCTAACATACGCATATCTATCTGGGTTTTCTCTGATAATATCTCCCCAACAGCCAAGTTCGTTTTCTATTTCTTTATGTGTCATAATTGAAAAAAAATTATTATACAAACTCTATATCATTCAGATTAATCGGATAAACTTCATAGACTACCACCTGATCAAATTCCCTATATTCATTTTTTTATTCAAAATGTTTGCCATCAATTTACAGTTATAAGAATCACATAATTCAATTAATTCAATAGATGGAACTTCAAATACTTCTATCGTATAAAATCTCTTATCCTTATTAATTCTATAAGAAAACATAGATATCATTTGTTCCTTAATGCCATAATAAGCCGCCTGTTGGTTTTTGCCAAACTCCTTATTTATTGATCCGCTGTTATTGCTCACCCTGTAACGTAGCTTTGCAGGGGCTTTTGTTTTGTCTGTAATAATATTCATATTTTTTCGTTTATTTTCGTTTTTAAGTCAAAAATTGCTCCCGGTAACAGTGTCGCTCTGTTTGTTGTTCTCCATACCGGGAAAATATTTCACATTATTTCCGCTTTATCTTAACTCTCTGAATGAAACAGTTTCAAAATCGCTCTTAATGACCTCTATCTGTATAGGCTTAACAAATCGGTCTAATTCCTTGCGTATCTCTCTCATTTGTTCAAACGGTACGGTTACAATGTTATCTAATATTATTGTATATTTTTGTAAAACTCACAATACAGACCGTACAGATCTATTATATCTGAATCAGTTAGTATTCTCCTTAAAACTCTTATTACTCTTATTACTCTAATTACTCTCATTACTCGTTCAAATATGACTTGGGAAGCAAAGGGAAAACTCTTAACACTTCATCAAAACGCACGTTCCCAAACTTTTTGATATATACGGAAAAATAACGTTCACTCCGCCTACGATCAATATTTATGCATCTAGGTACGTCCTTTCGATTTAACGTATTATAGTCGTTTGCGTGCTCTCTTACAAACTTAATCAATTCAGGCGTATTTATGTACATTTTGATTATGTTTTGTGTCCTGGTGCCGTTATAATACAGGCGTTTAACCTGTTTATCAGGTAGCTTGTGTCCGTCATAGCTTTTCCAAAACTTGATATTTTCCTTGATAAGATCCAATGTATCAATACTTCTGTTAGCTTTAAACGTTCCTATCTTAATACTTTCATTGTCAAAAATAGGAGATAATTCTTTTTGTAAATTTTGTTTTCTCATTGTAAATAATATTTATTTATGTTTATAATCTCCAGCATAATCGTGCCATATTCTATAATCGTAATTATATTTAGTCGCTTTACGTTTTATAGAACGACTGTAAGTAGGAGAACCGTCAAGTATATAGCTTAATTCTCTCTTTAAAACCGCTCCGATTAGCGGATAAACATCTAAATAATTGCCATCACATTTACTTAGGTCTATTACTTCGTTCTCTAGGGCACGTTCTAAAGCCTTATCCATTGCAGATATAACACTTTCTTTGACAAAATTGTACTTTTCGATAAATTCTTGTTTTTCCATAATACTATTCATTTAGATAATTCATCAAGTTTTGGCAATACCCACGATTTTAGGTATAATCCCAGTCTTTCCCTAACATAGTTTGCCGTAGCTTCATCAAACGTAGGGCAATCGCTCGGTATTATTGGTTCTTGGAAACACCCTACACGATTATCCACTATATTGTTTACCTTGGTAATTGCTTCTTGTAATTGGTCTATAGCGTATTTCTTTTTCATTGCTGCATTATGTTTTTATAGGTTATTGTAAAGGCTTAATTGCTCTCTAATAAATTGGATATGTGTTATTTGCTCGTTAAACGGTAAAGAGTGTATTTCCTTGTAAAAATCGCTTTCGCTTATGATTTTGCAATGGTTGTCTTTGCAATACCTTTCAAAGTCCTTTTCCGCGCCGTTCCCGAAACTGAATGCTTTTTTGATCTTTTCGTTGCACCAAACGGAGTATCCACCGTCTTGTATTGCGTCTTTGATCGAGTTGTACGGGCGGCCTGATTGCCATTGCTGAAACTGTTAATAGTAAATTGTATCATAATTATATTGTTTTTTTTGATTGATTAATAGGTAAGTTCCGCCAATATATCCGCATTGAATACGGGTAACTGTTTTGCGTATCGTGTACGCCCGTCTAGGGGTGTTTCCGTAATGGTTAGCTCTAGTAATTTGTATATTGGTGTATTCCAGATAGGTTTTTCTAGGGCTTCTATTTCTTTGTACCGGGGCGAATCTATATATATACCTTTTGGACCGTGGTAAAACTGTTTAAAAAACGGGTGATCTTTATGTCTGCATACTAAATGATAACTTATGTGTTTATATGCTATATCCTTTACCGTTTTTGAGGCCGATTTACAAATATATTGGCTACCTGTTTTGCTGTTTTTTACTGTTACTAGTATCATAATGTTTTTTGTTTTTATGGATAATATATCGGTATTGATTGAGATCTTTCAATAGAAGGCTTTATTTTGCCTTCTATTGGCGTTTTTGGATGGAGTATTGCACACCGTCAAGTATATATTTTGCGTGCTCTTTAGCCGCTTGCTGTTTTTCTTGTCTGGTGGGTGTTATTCCGTCATACTTGTACAATAGTTTGGCGGCTTCTCTGATTATACTTTTCATTGTGCTGCAATTTGCTAGGTGTTCTATTGATGGCTGTATGCCCTTGTTTGCCTTCTTAATTATGCAATTTTGCAGCCATGTTGTAATATCGTATATTTCCCGCGTATTGCGTATATACATTGCAAGCAAATTAGGTATGTCGTTTCTTGTTTCCATAATGTCACGTTTTTAAATTGTTATTGTTTCTGTTTTTCTACATAGTCTGTTACCCGTATGGATAGATACAGGCAACCTAATAGTATTAATGTTTCGATCATGCTGTATATTTTTAACAAAACGTATCAAATATTTATTACAATTATTTACCAAACTAATATTGTCAAAGATATTCTTATATTCGTTATAAGCATAACGACATACAGAAATAGAACGTTTTAAATTAGTTCTATTACCTGTTTCAAATTTACGTATATGTACGTATGTTGCAATATTTATTAACAAATCCTTAGCTTGTTTTACTGTTATTATTTTAATTTTTGTAAAAAGTCGTTTAAATCATTTTCTGAATAATCTAAATAATTAGGTTCTGGGTAGCTGTTTTCGGATAACCAATCACAAACAATATCGTACAACTCATTGTCTAGCCCGTTATCGTTAATATATTGTTGCGCCGTGTCTGCAATTATGTTATATTTCGTTTCGGTATAATATTGTCCTAAATAATAAAAATCTAATATATTACCCGCTATAATTAACTCGTACAATTCTTTTGCAGGTTCCCCAAAAATAAACGCGTTTTCACCGTTCCAGGACGTTTTTTCATGTACTATATTTTCTTGGTAATATTCTTTAAAGTAAGATATTATAACCTTGTCTAAAAATGATCCACCATAATCGGTGTAAGCGAAATTAAGGTATATATCACTATGTTTGTCTTTTACCTCCTGTACTAAACTTTCAGAACCCACGTATGTCGATATGCTCGCAAAATCTACTAGGTTATTATTTGTTCTCATTGCTATTTTTTACTTTTGATTTCTCCAAACTCTATAATCATTATCACTTTCAAAACACATATAACCGCCAAAAACCTTAACAATATGTGCGGGGGTAAACGGGCAATTTTTAATTGCCCGGTACCGTGTTTCAACTTGTGCAAAAAACGTTCTCATAATTTCTTTAATTTAAAGGTTATATTTTCAGGAAGTTTAGTTTTGTCAACTGTATTCACAAATTTGTCAAATTGTTCTTGTGTTACTTTTTCTTCGTAATCATTCCAATTAAATGCAAGTTCATTGGTATGGTTGTAGTATATCACGTCTTTAAAGGGAATCCCGGTATCAAGAACGGCTAACCTAACTAGCTTCCTGTTTTCCGCTTTTTGTATTTCTTTTTCACAGCCTGCAATTATTTCATTGCGTTTCTTCTCGTATTCTTCACGTTTTTTCTGGTCTTTCCGTGCCTGTATGGCTTCACTAGTATAATACCCGTCTTTGATTCTGTTTTCAATTAGTGTACGTTCTTCGTCCGTCAATTTTAATGCAAAATGTTCATTTTCGGGTTTATACGGGTTTTCCCATGTGTTACCCGTCAATGCTTCCAATTGCTTTATAGCTTTCAAACTTTCTTGTTTCCAACGATCTACGATCCCTAGGGTATATAATAGGTAGGTAAAGTACCCCTTATCCTCTGCACTATCACGTAGTACATTGTATTCTGATTCGGTAATACGTAGGTAGTTTATGGTAGTTTCTTTGTCGCTGTTTTTAATGTGGTAAAAGCCATTTTCAACGGGATACATAGGTTGCCCGTAATGGTTGCACATATGTAAGTCAATAAACGTTTTAAACTGTGGAAAATGTTTTAGTATTTCTTCGTGACAGCAACCACTAGCACACCAAACAAAACGCCCGTTCCTACGTTTTTCGTATATATCAGCCGTAATTCTCCAATCACATACACCATTCTTGCAAGAATCGTCTAAACTTATGCGCACGTTCATTTTGTAGGTTATTCCGTTCTTCCAATTATATAGGGTTGTGACATTGGTACATATTCTATACCGTTTATTTCGTATATTGGCAAGTAATTACACCAATTCCCTATACCGTTATTATAGAAGCCTTTAAAAACAAAATCAGATGGAGATGCATTTTTTATGATCTCTATATCTTTATAACGATATATATTTTTTCCGACAAAAGACTTTATCCAGTCTAGTTCCTTAGCGCCTTGTTCCTCCGTCAACGGTATACCGTATCCGTTCCCAACACGATCCATCCAATTGTAATTAATAACATTACGCCGCAAGTCGTTTGAGCGTTTTTTTAATGTCTGTATCTGATCCTTTGTTATTACGCCGCTTTGTTTAATTTCTTTAAACAAAGGATCTTTATCCAGTTCTTCCACCACGCTATCAAACACCTGGTAGATATTACACCAGCCCAAATCCGACACGATCAAAAACTGCATGCCACTTATAACCAATGTGTAATACTTGCTTGTATCGTCAAAATCAATGTGGTACTCAGTGTATTCGTTAAACGCTGCAATATGCGTTTCGTATAACTTAACCTCAAACAGTCTATCCGTGTCGTATACCGATAGGTATTCGATTTTTTCGTTATCCGATTGCAATTCCTTATTATAATACAACCGACTAGTATATACACATTCGCTAACCGCGCGTTTCAAGTCAGTATGCTTTCCAGTTTCAAAATTACCGATATGCAGTAATGTTACATTGCTGTTAATCATAATCTTAACTGCTCTCTGTGAGATTTTCTTTGCTTCCATATATATAATGTATTAAGTTTATACTGTACTCTGTATTCATACGGGCTTGTAACCGTTACCAACCACACCAGGCAGGATGGTAGCTACATTACAATATGTGCGTATCGTATGTTTTTACGGCTTATATATACCGACCGTGACTAACGGACAAGTATTAAGGCTTATGTATAGGATACATACGCACATACATTATATTATATTAGGGATGTTAATCGCATATCGCACTAAGTTACTATCTCCTTTATCAAGTAAGACCCGTGCCTCTGCATCGTGGCTAACAATACCGCTGTTTATATTCCGCTTATTCCCTGGTTTGCGGATCTGTACCACGCTCTCACCGTGGCAAGCTGTTTCAATATATCAAGTATCGCTTTGTCTTTCCGACACTGCAAACATACAGCATTTTCGATTAGGTTGTATATTTCGTTAACATTCATTATAAATTAAGCCCGTTTTTTGCAAAATCAATACAGTTTATATACATATTTTAAATAATATTAATAGATCCGACCATGCAAGACCTATTTTAGCTTAATATTATGTTTAATTTCAAGATTTTTCAATGTTAATTTGTGTTAAATCTGTTTGTAAGTATCTGATAATGAGGGAATTACGAAATCTTCGTAGATTTCATTTGTCAAGATATTTTACTTGTAAAGATTTCGAAATTCGATTCTCGTAGAAAAGAATTCTTTTTTATTTACAAACGTTGATAAACGTGGTAGATAAACGTGTGTAATTACCTGTAAATCAGTGCCATACCCCCCTTTGTGGAGGTTTCGCGGTGGGTGTGTCGCTCCCGATAAATTTTTTTCTGAAAAATTTTTTTCTCCAAATTTTGCTCGGATGGCTGATTTTGCGTTTTGGAGGTGTATTTTCGGTAGTTTTCAACAAAATCGGATAAATCTTTACATAAAAAGTTACGAAAATCGTAGGTTTTTTGGTGTATTTCGTAGGTATGGTTGCATTTTTTATGTCTTTTTTTGCAGTATAAGTTATTGGTTTACAGTATTCTTCGTTGATTTCGTCGTTTTTATATGTATCTATACTAAATTACGTATGCAGTTTTGGTGTCTGTATGTGTCTGTATGTGTATGTATTGTGTATGTATATGTATTGTAATAGATCATGTAAGGTGTACGTGTATGTATATGTTGTATATATATATTACTTTTAACATTTAATATGCAAATTAATAGAGAGTAAATTTTCAAAGATTTACGATTCAATTTTTTTTGACAAGGCTAAACAGCTTGTTTTCAGCCATTTAACCACTAATTTGCGCAAGTTTTTTGACAAGTGTTGAAAAACGAAGAGTTTACGAAGTCTACGAAAAATCAACGAATTTCGTAGGTTTTTTACGAATTTTCCCGAATCAATTAGTTGCATATGCAACTATCTGTGTTGAGATTTTTTATTTTATGTTAAATTAAGTCAATTTTACATTTCTTAACGTAGAAAATAGCAATTAAATAAAAAAATATAGTTAAATCATTTTAACTAAAATGAGAAAAATTATTACAAAAGTAAAAAATAACAACAATCAACATTTTTTACTTTTCTTGTTCAAAGCATACTGTGGACGTGAAAGTAAAAAATATTGTGTCAAGAAAGATAAACTATCTTCTTTGACACGCATTTGTTAATCACGTAAACATTTGCAGTTAATTAATTTAACTAATTGTTTTCGTATTGTTTTTTGCGCTATATTTGCAGGTGAAATCAGATAAAATGTGTGTGTAAAGATGGAAGAAGAAATAGAGATTAAACTTAGGTTGCCCGAATCAAGGCGTGTCGTATGCCTGTCCGATGCAATGCCCGACAGGGGACGTTGGTACAAGGGAATGAGGGTTCAGACGTGGCTGTTCGGGTGGGTTACGCTCGTCAACGTTGCGGACAGACAGTGTTTCCTCAAACTTGACGAGCCGTTGAAGGACGGTACTAGGGCGGTTCTTGTGTCGGAAGCGTCATTCATAAAACGCGTGCCCGTACCTTTAACTGCAAAGTCTATGGCTGCACAGGTAGCTGGTGTCAGCGTGGAGGGTGAAGTGCTAGAGTACGAGAGGAAAATGAAGAGAAAATGGGAGAAGGAGAGAAAGCACATAGCGGAGATATGTGCAAGGTACGGGCATGTGCTTCCTTCCGAGTGGAAACGGTCGTTAAGGAGATTTGCTTCGTGGTGTGAGGACCAGGTAAGGCAGTACGGGCATATCGTGGATGCAGACTACCTTATGCGCCATGACACGTCCGTTGTGGGCGGAAGGAGCGTGGATGACCTTAGGTTCGTGCCCGATGTGGATATGGTGGATGGGACCGGGGCGAACGGGAAGCCTTCGGCAGCTCGCGTTTCACGGTGCGCGCTCATGCCGGGAAGCATCGTCACCGCCATACGTAACGCAGGGAACGAGATGGACAAGTCGGTATCGCTGTGGCGGAACAGCTACTTCGTGAAGATGAGGCGTTTCGGGTACACGTTCAATACCTGCTGTGACGGGGCAAAGACGCGTGATGATGCGTTCACATGGTTCAAGGACATTACCATACAGTACATGGCTGACCTTATAGAGTATTACGGGATAAGACGTGATTCCATCGTGTGCCGGAAGCTGGAGCACATCGCGGACGTGTACTCTTCGCTTGACGATATGGACGCACGCCCTGATATATCAACGGACGATTATGACCTGTATCCCGTTGTAATGTTCGGGAAGGTTGTGGACCGGGAGAAATCGGTAGAATCGGTAGGATCGGTAGAGAAAGGAGGGGAAAATGACTGTCGCTGAATCTGCAAAGGCTTCTTATGAATACATCCTTGATTCCGTTATGGGCAAGCTGGCGGACAAGGGCGGTGGTAGAGGATTCCGTAAAGCCAGGGATGAAGGCGAGTGGAAGCGTTCCATATCCGCTATGGTCGAGATGGATATAGCCGATGCATGCAGGGAGTGCAATTTCAGACGCCACAGGAGCGGTTCCATCATGGCTTTTGACGGTAAGATATTCGTTCCCATGATGAAGGAGGATCTGATGCGCCTGTGTATGGATTTGTGCCGCATAAACGGTCTTAGCGAACTGTACATGACCGATACGAGCGAGCGGTTCTACCGTACCATTGTGAAGAACGTGACGCATGAGATATTCAACCCAAAGCGTAACTTCATCACGTTTGATAATTGTGTCCTTGACACGGAAACGATGGAAACGTTCGATTTCTCACCCATGATAGAATCGTGTATACGTATCAATATCAATTATGACCCGTTGGCGCGCAGCCCGTTGTGGGAGAAGTTTCTGGACGATGTGATTCCTGTGAAGGACACACAGGATGCCTTGCAGGAGTTTGTGGGGTGTGCCTTTGTTGACAGGAAGAAGATCAAGATGGAGAAGATGTGTTACCTTCTCGGTTGTGGTAGTAACGGTAAGTCGGTGTTCTTTGACGCTGTTGTCAACGCGCTAGGGAAGGATAATGTTTCTTATATGGAGATGGCTGACCTGTCGGGTGACAAGTCTACGTGCGAGTACAATATAGCTATGATAAACGGCAAGCTGCTCAACTACGCCTCAGAGATGGGTGGGAAGGATGTGAGCGGTGGCAAGTATAAGAAGTTCATATCCGGTGAGCCTACTATGGCACGCCTTCCGTTCGGTGAGCCTTTCCTTGCCGACATGATGCCGCCTTTCATGGCCAATCTTAACAAGATGCCTTCCGTTTCGGACCAGACCTACGGTCATTTCAGACGCTCCCTTGTCATTCCGTTCTATCGTGTGTTCAAGGAATCGGAACAGGACAGGTCGCTTCCGTTGAAGCTGTCAAAGGAATCGGCTGCCATTATCAACTGGATAATAGAGGGTGCAAGACGGTTTGTGAAGAACAAGGGTGAGTTTACGAGAAGTTATACGATAGAATCCGTTACGGAGAATGCCAGACGTGATTCCAACAGTGTCCTGTCGTATCTTTACGATTCGGGGTATGATTCTGATGGGGGAATTGAACTTGAGGCTATCCGTGACCGTGACCTGTATGTGAAATACAGTGCATATTGTATTGACTGTGGTGTAAGACCTTACAGCAAGAGAAAGATGGTTGACATGATACGCCAGGAAGGCTATTCCGTCACTTCCGCGTGGGATGAAAATAGGAACAGAATGTTCCAGATTGTCCTAAGACGGAAGTATAATCCTGACGAATACCTTCTGCAACAGGCTGATGATATAATGAAGGAGGATTTGCCGTTTTAAAGTGATGTTTTTTTTATAATAAATAAATGTCTTTTGAAAAAAAGTGTTTTATATTTGCTTTTATAATAAATAGTATGTATATTTGCATTGTATTTTAAAACACTTTTATCATGAAAACAGAAGTTGAAATGAAAAGAATTCTTTTTGGGCATGAGATTTCCCAAAAAAGCAAAAGTGAATTTTTGTCTGCTACCGATTTGGTTAAAGCTGGTAATGCTTGGAGAATTAATAATGGGTTTCCTGAATTTAATTTTTATCAGTGGCGGCAAAGCAATAATACAAGAGAGTTTATTGTAGAGTTAGAAAAAAAGTATGGTACTGCTATTATCAGTGGAAGGGGTAGAGGGCATCATACATGGATTCATCCTTTTTTATTCTTGGATTTGGCGTTGGCTATAAATCCAAAGTTAAAAGTTGAGGTGTATGAATGGTTATTCGACAAACTTCTTGAATATCGTAATGATAGCGGTGATTCATTTAAGGAAATGACTGGTGCGCTGTATAATAATTGTTCCAATAAAAGCCAGTTCTCAAAAGCTATGTCTTTATTGTGCACTATGATAAAAGAAGAATGTGGTATAACAACAGATTGGCAACACGCAACAGAAGAACAGTTGTTGTATAGAGATAAGATTCATGAATATATATCTCTTATGTGTGACATTTTTAAATGGAATAACAATGAAGCTGTCCGTGTTGGTTTGTTGAAAGCTAAAAAATGGAAAGATAATAGGTTGTCTGTTTAATATTGTTTAACCGTTATTTTTTTGCCATGACATATTGTAGTAGTATAGATTAAGATATTGCGCCTACCGAGTGGAGCTACGGAAACGCCTCCGAAATAAACCCTATGGTTGATTTGACAGCTCGTAGTAGGCGCACTTTTTTTATTGTTATGAATGAACTAGTTTTTAAAGGTCAGAATGACCAAGTTTTAACTAATAGTGTAAAAGAATTTATAATTACAATGTTCCCAAGTTGTGTAGGATATGTAGAGTTTTGTGAAAACGATTATGGGAAATATATGCTTTACGAAGATGGTACTATATATAACCAGCTTACATTAGCTAATGCACTTATCGAATATGCCTGGATGCACGATTTTGATAAAGCAATAGAAGTAAATAAATTTCTTTTTGGGGATTGTGAATTATTGTATTATGCCATATTTACTACTATGGCGGAAGTATTAAAACTCTCAAGAAAAAAATCCTTTGATAGATGCACGTACTTGATGAAAGATAAAGTTACTGGGTTAGTAAAAATAGGTTCTACGTCTGATATTAAAACGAGATATCGAACGCTTTCGTGCGGAAATCATAATTTATTAGTCATTGCAACTATTGACGAAAACATAGAAAATGAGCTACACCGCAGATTTTCAAATAAAAAAGTAAAAGGAGAATTTTATTCAATTGACGAAAATGAAATATTATCAATAATAAAAGAATACGGTTTCTCCACTTATTTAAAACCTTTCCGAGAATATAACGAAAATTAAAGATTATTTAACCGTTATTGTTTTTACCATATTACTTTAATATGTATTTTTGCTGAAAAATTTTATTGTGTATGGATAATAAAGAGATTGTTTTATTTGATAGAAGTATTCGTGTTACTTCTGATTGGTATGTATGTGTGTCTGATGCCCAGTGTGCGATAAATGAATCCCGTAACAGGACTGGTTTGAAAAGATATAATTTCAGCCAGTGGTTAAAGACGCTTTACGTAAGTGATATGGTTTGCAGTATTAATGAGAGCGGCAAGGATGCTTTTAAGGTTGAGTTTGACAATGATTCGGGTAAGATAGAGCAGTATTGTCATTTTGGTGTGTTTGTTAATATGATTTTGTCGGCAAGTCCTGTTAGTGGTGTGCTTGACGATGAGGATTGGTTTAATGATTACGTTTGTGATGTATATTCCATTGACGGTCATGTTTATGAACATGCCAAGATACTTGCCGTTGGCGGTTTGTGGCGTTATACGACAAAGAATGCCAGGTTCAGTGATGATATCCGTATGATGGATGATATCATGTATTCCGTTCCCGATGGTGACAAGGATGCTGTGTATAGCCTGTTCTTTGATTTGTTAGGTACGTTTTATTACAATTGGGAGTTTGCGTTGCGTTATGCGAAGAAACTTCTTTTAGGGGATGTGGAGGAATGATTATGAAATGTTTTATTCGTTTTGTCATGTTTCTCATATACGTTGACATTGTATTTGTTCTTCTTGTGTTTATGGTTCCTGCTGAAATGGCGTACCGATGGTCGGGTGGACGTAAGCCTTGTGGGTATGTTTCATGCCTTTCTGATTTTCTAGGATATCCTGACGGTTATCGTTATACGTTGAAGGATTTCTTTAGGGATATAAAACAGGGATGGCGTAATTTTAAGTAGTGACATGGCTAGTATTGATTATGATTATATTTTTTCCAATCTTGATACTGTGCTTGGACTTCCTTTAAGGCGTAGGGGTAAGCGGTGGACGTTGCCTGCCCGGATAAATCTGGAGAGCCATAGCAGGAAGGATAAGCTGGTTTTCTATATGAACAAGTCGGGCAGTATCACCGTTACCGAGCAGGGCGGTGATTCTGTCAACCTGTTTGACTTTCTCGTGTCTTATCTTCCCGGTTGCAGTAGTGCTTCTGATGCTTTTAGGATTCTGTCAAGCCCGGACGGTTGCAGGATGAGTTTGAAGGATTTCTACGAGAGGGAGTATGATTCGGGTAGACAGGAATCAAGGTTTGTTGATATGAAGTATGTTGACAGGCTTAGCGATGCCGGGCATTGGAAGGGTAATAACCTGTACGAGTACCTTTCAGGTGTTTTCGGTGTTGATTCCGTTAATGATGTGTTTTCAAGGTACAAGGTAGGATGTCTTGGAAGGGAATCCGCTGTGTTCTGGTATTCTGATAAGGATGGTAACGTGTGCCATGACAACAGGATAAGATATGGGGTGAACGGTCACAGGAAGAAGGAAACCCATGCTTTCAGGAAGTTTACTACGGGCGAAGGGTTTACCTATCGCGGCTATTTTAAGCCGTTTTTAGGGGAATATTGTAGCGATGCGATAACTTGTATGGTTGAATCGGAAAAAACCGCCATAATAGCTTCTATGGCTCTCGGTAACGGTTTTATATGGATAGCTTGTGGCGGAATGAACCAGATTGGAAATAAATTGCCAAAAAATGTTATTTTGTTCCCCGACTTTGATAATAAAGCTATATCTTTGTGGGGTGACAAAGGACGTGTGGCGAGATGGTGGGAACACCCTATCCTGTCTTTTGGATTGAAGCATAACGATGATATCGGAGATGCTGTTATTAATAATTTGAAGAGTATTAACATTAAACAATTTAGAGAATGGATATTGAATTAGAAATTGATTTTAAGGAAAACCTTCTTTCCTTGCGTAATTATATCTCTTTGGGATTTCTTTGTGACGATATTGATTTCAAGAACGCGGTTATTGCTTCCATTGACAGAATGATGGAAGAAGTATTGGATGATCACGATGTGAATTTCTTTGACGCATTGCAGAATGTGATTGACAACCTTGAGGAAATTGATAAAAAGAATGATGTTCGTGATATTTGCTGTGATTTTACCATGCCATGGACAATAATGAACGTGTCATGTACCGTGAGTTCTTTGAAAAGTTGAAAAAGTATCGTGAGAGCAAGATAGAACGTGTTGTTCCATTAGCTGATCATGAACTTATTATCATAGGAAACAAATATTTTGATTTGAAAACTGGTGATGAATGTGTCGTTGACAGTATTATTAGCATGTTGAGTTTACGTTACGGGGTGGACACATGTGCTGTTTTGTATGTAGACCATCTTGGTAATCGCATAGCATGTTCTGTTGATGATTTCAGGAAAAAATTCGGGGTGAAAAAAGAGCATGAACAGAAGAGGTGAAATTAAGATTGACGGAAAGGTTATGGGACCTGATTACGGGAAATACTTTTATTCTCCCCGTGGTAATATGTGGGCTGTAACCTTGTGTACGTATGACTGTGATGATGGTCGTATGTTTGAAAAAATAGAGTTGTATAGAACTAAGGATGAGGCTAGGGAAGCTGCATTCAGATTAAATACGGAGGAACACAATGGGTAATACGGATTCAAGTGTAATAAAACTGCCTAATGGGTATAGATTGAATAAGATTGACGATTGTACTTACGAGTTGGTAAAGATTGACGATTTCAAGAAAGGAGATTTCCTGTTTGCTAAAAGCAGGACAGGACATGTCAAGGATTATGTATTTATCAACAATGGTGGTTTGAAAGCTAATTTCTTGTATGAGGACAAGAATACTCTTATCTGTAATTCAGAGTTTAACTTTTCTAACAACTATGATATATCAAAGGCTACTCTCGAACAGATTGCTGCCATGAGAAGGCTTTTGTCCGAAAATCATTTCACCATTGTTGATGGTGAAGTTGTTCCAATTACAGATCCTGTTGTCGGCTTTGTTATTGTAAATGATGTGATTTATCCTGCAAGCAAGATTTATAGAAGCAGGGAATGCGCTATGTATGATTTAAAGAGAAAAATAAAAAAATGAATCAAGTAAAATTCGTAAAATTAAGACGGGATGCAGTTCTTCCCGAAAAAAAAACTGATGGTGCTGCCGGGTATGATTTGTATGTTCCTGACAACACGTTGATAAGAAAAGGTCGTAATCTGATTAAACTTGGTATAGCCATTCAGATGCCATCAAATATGAAGGCTATTATCAAGCCGCGGAGTGGATTTTCTCTGAAAGGTATTATTGGCGTTGACGGGAAGTATCATGACGCAGATGTGTTGGATGGTGTTATTGATTGTGACTATACTGGTTGTATAGGTGTTATAGTGAAGAGTTTTGAGAAAGAGCCTTTCTATATTGCTGCCAAGGAGCGAATTGCTCAGCTTCTTTTCAGTAATTATATTGAGGTTAAATTTGTTGAGGTTGAAAGCCTTGATTCAACGGATAGGGGTGATGGAGGTTTTGGTCACACAAACAATTTAGGCAAATGAGAAAGAAATTTTTATTATTTTTAGCTATTTCTTCAATAGTATTATTGGGGTTGTGTAGTTGTTCCGATGATAAGGATGATGAATACAAGGATGCTATTATCGGTACATGGGAACTTGTTCAGGTGAAAGTGGATGGTAGATGGTATCCTATGATAAGACCTACTTACGCTAAGTTTAATCAGGATGGTACTTATGTAGGAAGGGGCTATTTTGGTAATGGTTACGGTACTTATGATATTTCTGGTAAAACCATTACATGTTATGTTGATGGACATGAGTACGTAAGATACGATATTGTTGAACTTATGTCCAATACATGTACGTTGAAGATGATGATGGGTGGTGACAGTATGGACATTAAATGTGAAAAACGATGAAAACAAAAAATATAAACAAAATTTACGACAAGGGTTATGATAGTGTACTAAACAAGTATTTTATCTTAGCCATGTTTGTTGAGTTTGGTGAAACGAAGTATGACCGTATTTTCTTTTCTGATAAGAAGGATGCGGATGATATAAAGGTAGGTGATTTGTTATGATTGGAGTTACGTTGAACAGCAGGGTGAAAATTATAAACCGTGATAAATACATTTCACTTCACGGTGAAGATTCTGTAAGCAAGTCAAATGTGTTCGGAAAATTTGTCACTGTTAAATACTGTTTTGAGAATGGTGAAAAGTTTCTTTGTGCGGATGACCAAGGTAAAGAATATATTCTTTTTTCGGATTGTATTGCTTATGTTGATCATGTTAAAGAGAGAAGCATCCTTGATGAAGCAAAGGATATCCGCAACAACAGCAGGCAGTCTGACTATGGTGATGCAGTAGTCAATTTTAAAAACATTTCCAAGATGGCTTCTTTGATTACGGGAAAGGAATTATCTCCTTATGACTGTGTTGCTGTACAGATAGCTGTAAAACTATGCAGACAGGGATTCCATAAAAAGCGTGACAATATGGTTGACTTGGCTGGCTACGCTGATATAATGCAATTAATCGTAGACCGGGAAAATTTGGAAAATGGGGAAAAAGGCTGATAACGCTTTGGTTTTTAGGAGAGTTCTAGCGGCAAGCGGACTCTCCGATACTGATGTTAACAGGAAAAGCAGGAAGCATGATATTGTGATGAACCGTGCTCTTGTGTGCTGTGTCATGCGTGACATGGGTTTAAGTATGTCTGAAATTTCTGATTTCCTATGTATTGACAGGAGTAGCATATACAATCTTTTTAAATATTCTTCTGAACTTGACGAGAGGGTAAGGGAGATAAAGTCTAGGATAAAGGAGGAAAGATAATGGGTTTGAATAAAGGATGGGGTAAACTTCCCCTTAGTAACAATCTTCTTATTGACGATGAAAAACAGAAGAAGATTGATATAGCAAAGCATATTGATGATGCGAATGAGATGGAGTTATGGGCTGCGTCCGCTTATGTCATAGATACGAATCCTGTCTTGTTTTACAAGGCTACGCACGTTGTTGACGAGGGTATGTCAGAGCGTTCTTTGCTTATGAAAGCCAAGCAATGGGTGAACTCTCCAAGAATAACCCAGATTGTCAATTATGCCAAATCTTCCATGCTTGCTTCCGATTATGTGACACCATCCATGAGGCGTGTATTGGAAGGGGAGAATAAGGAAAAGACAAAGACTTTGATAAACAAGGATAACCTTGAATTTGAAGATGCGATAAGTCTTATAGAAAGTTTCCTAAAGCGTTCTGATATAGACACTGCTGATTTTAAGGATGTGAAAGGTGCACTTGATATGCTTGCAAAGTTCAAAGGTTGGCTTTCTGACGATGATGCTAGTGAGGATTTCTATGACAAGACCACCATAGCGTTTTTCCCATACGATTGCGACAAGTGTGTCCGTGCCAAGGCAGGGTTATGCAACAAGTGTGTATATCATCGTGAATCAACAGGCGATCTTAGTGATGATGAACGTAAATGGATAAAGGAAAACGATACATGGAAAGGATAGTCTATGTCGGTAAGGAAAGCCACTAATTTGACGGTAAGGAATAAAGAAAGGGAAAGGCGTGTAAGGGAAATAGAGGAAGAGGGAGTATTTGATTATTTCCATAAATTTACTCCTGTCCAGTTGTACAAGTACCTTTCGCCTCTATGTAGTATTGATGCGTTACGGGTATTACGTTTATGTGTATTATCCGCACAGAGGGGAGATAATATGATAACGTTGAAGTTTATAAGGAGGCAACTGAAATACAAACCTAGGCGTTCTGTTTTTGATTCATTGATAAATGCCGGATTGATAGTAGAACCAGTTCCTAATGTTTTTTCTTGTACGGTGAAGGTGAATGAGTATTCTCATATATTGAGCATGATGCGTATTGATGATAATGCTCCCGATGTTGTAGATGTGGATGATTTAAATTGTTACAAAGTTGTAGCAGAGGATAATATTAGTTACCGTGTCGTTAGCAAACGGGGGAGTGTTGTAAAGAGTTTCACTGAAAAGAGTGAAGCAAGCAATTATCTTGACGAACTGTATTTCCCTAAAGGTGAAGATGGTGATGTAGAGGCATTGTCGAAAGAGGAAGAGGAAGAATTAACCATTTAGTTAACTATTTTTAGTATTGTTTTCTGTGTTAGTTTATTTTTTAATATTACTTTTGTCGCATGAGATATTGCTATGATAAAGAACGGTATGATTATCTTGTCAACGAGATTTTTAAATGTGGCAAGATACTTAAAGAGAACACAACTAACGGTAAGGAAGTTAGCTGGAAGGTTTTCTGGATAAGGGTGGACGCTCACAAAAGAAGGCTGTCTGCAATGAGAGAATTGGACAAAATAAAAGAGGAAAAATATAAAAAATAAAAAAAATGGATTTAGTATTAAATTGTAAAGTAAAGAAAGTAGGTCAGTTACAGACTGGTACAAGTAAGGCAGGTAATCCTTGGCAAAAGAGAAATCTTCTCGTTGAGGAAATTGGTTCTACGTTTACCAGAGAGGTGTTTTTTTATGTAATGGGCACCCTGTGTGATCTTCAATTGAAAGAGGGTGATACTATTACTGCCCATCTTGAAATCAGAGCAAGAGAATACCAGGGTAAATATTACAATGAAGTTGGGTGCTTTAAGATAGATATGCCGCAACCAGCACAAGCACCATCACCTGCACCTGTTCAGCCTGAAAGACGGGATGATTTGCCCTTTTAGTATTGCAATACTATCCGAAATGTGTGGTTTTTGCCTGTATTGATTAAATTCTTGTTTTTGTTTGCGGATGGAGGTTTATCTTTTTTGCCATATTTGAGGTTTCCTCCATCCGATTTTATTTTGGCATTTATAACCAATTAAACACTAGATATATGAAAAAGTACATTGGAACAAAACAGATTGAAGCAGAACCTATGACAAGAGGTGATGCGTGGGGAAAACATCTTCTTAGAGAAAAACCGTCAACGGAAAATTTTGATGATGAGGGCTATCATGTACGTTATGAAGATGGGTACGAAAGTTGGAGCCCTAAAGATACGTTTGAAAAGGCGTATAATATTGCCGAAACACCAGTTGACCGTATGCAGATAGAAGCCGAAGAACTCAATGGAAGATATGTAAAGTTGGCCGCTTTCATAGATTCAGGGAAAATGGATGAAGTCGTTAATGATATGTACAACAAGTGTTTACTGGAAATGCAGTGTTGTACTATGTTCGACTATATACGGCTTCTTGATACTCGCATACAGCGTATGCAAGGTTCTGATGGTGCTAAAGTAATAAAGATGAATTTTGGTATGGCTATTATGGCTCTCAAAGCAGGCTATCCAATTCGTAGAAGTGGTTGGGACGGTAAAGGTTTGATGGTATTCAAACAAGTGCCAGCTCATATCGAAAGCGACATTATCCCTAAGATGCAATCTCTTCCCCAATCGGCAAAAGACCTTATTCTGAAAGGTAAGGGATTTATTGACTATACAAGCCAGTGTCTTATCTACAATGAGAATACTGGACTCGCTGATTCATGGGTTCCGTCTATCAGTGATGTGTTTGCCGATGATTGGGAAATTGTTGTTTAATTCACAATAATTATTATATTTGTACCATAAAAGATCCTTAAAACAATATTTGTCTTATGGACTGTTGCCTGGATCTTAATTCTTTTCATAATTTAAAAGGGGTAGGGGTGGTATAGTCCTTTTCATTTATGCTATAACCACCCCTTATTTACTAAACACATGAGAAAAAAAGAACTTCTTAAAAAGTTGAGAGAGTATCAATCTTGGCGGAAAGGTGCTGACACTCCCATGATGCCGCCATCCGAAGTCACAAGGATTATTGATTCCGCAATAACGGTGATAGAAAAGTCTGATACAAGCAAGGCGAATGCTGTGCTGTTTAAAAAGTGATAGACAAACTTCACATCACTGTCGGTGCTCTGATTTTGGACGGGTATGATGAGTTAGATTCCTGTGTAAAATATGTTAATGATTTAATACGTGAGTTAGATGAAGATTAATTTGTTTGTAAACGGAAATTTGGTGTGCGACCGAAGCGAAGCGAGGGAGCACAGAGGGGCTTTATGAGATAATAGCCTTAGATGGTAGTGAGGTACCAGAAGAGTTTGATTTGTCACAAGCTGTCATTATTGATGGTGATGTACGTGTGACGGGTAGTTTGATTTCATGCGGCAATGTCGTCTGCAATAAATTTGTGGAGGTGTAGTCTATGGGTCACTCTAACGGTAAAATCACTGCACCTGTCGGATTGGATAGTGATGTATATCCTACTCTAGGTATCGGTCCTACTAGTGATGGTTATGATTTAGGATATGCTTGTCTTAGCGAAAAAATTAATATGTGGAGTTATATAAAACCCAAAGAAGCGTCTAGCCCTTCATTTGACAATGCTAGTTTACCTGGTATAATTTATGATTCTGTAAATAAGAAATTAGTATATGATAGACCTAAAACATGGGCCAGGCTTACTGATTTTGATGGATACGATCATGGGGCTAAACCTCTTACAATAGATAAAGATATTCTAACTAATCCTGTAGATGCTACAAAGGCAACGTTTGTGCTTACAATTTCACCATATTGGGCTGATTCTAGGTATAATTGGGGTAAAATACTTGGGGGATTTACTTGGTCTAATATGAAAATAAAGGTGGAAGTATATAATCAATCAAAAAGGTTGGTAGATTCTGGAGTTTTCGTTGTAAGTAGTATTGATAGTACAGGAAAAATTTCAATTACTCTTAATCGCAATAATCTCATATCTATGGGGAATACCTATATTTATCTTAAGGGTTATTTTTGTGATTACAGTGGAAATGTATTATGCTTAATCCCTACTACATCTGACGGATTTATTCGTAAGCCGATAGTGGTTACACAAAGTCTTTCTATTACACTTGGAGATACAACAGCCAACGCTTCTGGATTCTCTGTTTACGGACAGTTGACAAATGGCTCTACTTCTTCTAAATGCAGATTAAACATTACAAATAATACTTCTAGTGATTACGTTGCTTCATCCGGCAGACCATACGCTAGATATAGATGGAGAGCGAAAGATGGATCTTATACAGGTCAATGGTCAGGTAATATATTGATGTCTTCGTGCACAAATATTCCTAAATCATTTACACGTAATGATGTGGTTGATGCTGGAAATCCCCCATCTTATGGTAATGTTACTCAATGGTATGTTGATTATCAAGTTATTATATATTAAACACTGGATACAATATACACAAGCAATGGGCATGGAACGGCAGCTTAGGTCTGTCTGTGTGTATTCTGTATTGCTCGTCAATGCAGAACTGGCATGGGTTCTTAGATGTTACTGCTGTCCTCCATCCCTTGAAATTTGGAATGTTTTTCCATGAGTTGTAATTTGCTTCATTGAAAATACCTAAAATCATCTGCTGTTCTATAACATACAACTGGCTTATACCGTTTGTAGCATATCCTCTACCGTAGTGTTTCTGTTTGCTTGGTGGAATAAATGATACGTTATATGGTGATGATATGTTGTTCCATATCTTCTTTTGAACCTCGTCTGTTATTTTCTCTATATTGTTCGTTTTTGTGGACAGTAATGTATTGGCAAGATATACTTCAACAACAGCGCGGAATCTGTTTGTATTTGTGTTTATTCTCTGCTTTGTCGTTTCTCCACCGTATGTCCTTTCCATATATTCCTTAATGCCGTTGTCCGTCATTGAAATATACTCCCATCCAAGATCATCGTTTAGTTCTAGTGACAGTTTATTGCTTTCCAGTACATATTGGTATATGTCGTTATATATATCCTCACGGAACTTTTTGGTCAGTTTCATCACTTTTTCTTTTTGGATATCCGGGAGTTTTGATATTGACTTGAACGATTTAGCCCCTGCCAAAAGGAATATGGATAGAAGGTCTTTAGAAAACTTCTCCGCACGCTCTTTGGTTGACGATTTTATACCGTTTGCAAGTCTTTTTACTTGGAAGTAATAGTCTGCAATCTTAGATATTTCTTCTTTGTTGATCATTGGCTTCTACTCTTTCTGTTATTCCGTTTGCTACCATATTTATCATAAAACTCTTGAAATCACTTTGGCTGTAAACCTTTTGTCCGATTGATGCTAGAGTTTGAAAGATGACAATTTGATTCTCATACAAAACCTTTTGGTTCTGTATGATAGCGTCAAGTTTCGATAATATTTCTCTTTCGTTGTCCATAGTGCAAAGGTATGTATTTTAAATAAAAAAGGCAACAGTGAAGATTCACATCTGTCTGCTGCCAAAGTAAAAACATCGTAATGGTTTCATTTAGATAGTGCAAAGTAACAGAAAATATGGTATGGTATTAATGTACATTTTCACACACATTTTAGAACGTTAATCCGTTCGGGGCGATACCAACGCCCACTATCGGCTATCATAAATGAATTACCGAATACTTTATAATGGTGTTCATTTGTTCCTTAATGCACATCTAAATATCAACTAGCCTAATTATTACATTGCAAATATAATACTTTTTTGTATATTTGCAATGTATAACTAAATAAAATATCATGGAACTATTAGTAGAAAGAAAATGGTGTAAGCCTGATTATACTATAGGGCGTTTGTATATTGATGGTGAGTTTTTCAGTAATACGCTTGAAGATCGTGTTGTTGACGTGAATAAGAACGGAGTGTTTGATGGAAACGAGAAGAAGGTTTATGCTGAATCTGCTATTCCTTATGGAAGATACCAGGTTATATACAACTGGTCACCAAAATTCGGACGTAATATGCCAAGACTATTGAATGTGCCTCATTTTGATGGTATTCTTTTTCACTCTGGGAATACAGCAAAGGATTCTGCCGGGTGTATCCTTGTTGGTAACAATACATCAAAAGGCAGACTTACCGAATCACGTTATACATCTGACAAGTTGAACAAGTTGATTGACGATGCAATAAAGCGTGGTGAACAGGTTTGGGTTACGATAAAGTAGTGTGTTATCTCATCAACCATGTGTTGAAGGAGTTATGGGAGCGATGTTTTTCGCTCCTTGATTTTATACTATTCTCGCTAATTTTCCATCGGACGGTTTTCCGCCAAACAGGTGATTGATGTATGCAAGACCTTTTTGTGTGCATAGAACAACCATCACGACAAAACCTGGGTGATTCTCTCTTGGAATAGGTTTTTCTTTCATCTCGAAATACCCAGCATCAATATACTTCTGTTTTGGTTCGTTCCTGTTAGCAAAGAATACTCCTGCTTCACGAAGTTTTTTGAACAAAGAGTTTCTCCCAAAAGGCAATCCAAGTATCTTTGCCGCCTGTCCTATATCGCACTTGCCTTCCATTGCAAAGGCTTTGTCGGCGAAGTCCGCTTTGGGCTGGAGCTTCTCTATCTGTTTTTGCTGCTTTTCATTCTCCAAAGCCAAGCGTTCTTTCTCTTCTTCGGCTTGTATTACCATTAGTGCAAGCTCCTTCCGGGAAAGTTCATGTTTGTTTTCCTCACATGCGATAAAATATTTTCTAGCTTGCCTTCCCCGTTCGTTGTTTTCAATCATAGATAGCTCTTTTGCCATACTGATTGACAGAGCATATTCGATTCGTTTAGTAGCTCCTATTTCTCGCTCCACAATTTCGGTGAATGATTGAAAATCAACACCTTCAATAAAATCATAAGATTTAATGCGATCTTTAATCCATGTTGAAAAATCCCTTTTACTTTCAAGAAAAGAATGCAAATCACGTGCATTAACGGCTTTCTTACCGTTATTATCACTAATAGGAATAAGTTCATTCGTTGTGACGTTCATATTTTAACGAATTGTGATAAAAAGAAACCCTCCGTAGGTGTGAACGTCACAACATACGCAGGGCATAGAAGTCGCAGATTGTTTCCTTTCTGCCACCTTAGAGGGATTCTTAATATCTTGTACAAAATCTGTTCGATTTATTTTGCCAAATATTATTATGTTATGACGTTCACCACAAAGAAAAGCATAATTTGTGATATATCAAAAATTTGTGGTGTTTTTTTCTACATCAATCCAAGAACAATACCTACTGCTCCCCAGAATATATCTCTCCATTCGGGCACTCCTTGTCTAAGCCACTTATCGTAGATTATTTCTTTTCCTACAAGAATGAACAAGGTTAGTGCTATTGCTGTCCATACGGAGAAAAACCATTGCGCCACGCTCACTACAAGTATTCCTGCAATGAGGTGTTCCATTCCGTCAACTCTCAAATTGTTAAGGCATATATAGTCCAATGCCCTTCTTATTTTTCTTAGTAAGTTTGTAAATTTTCCCATAGTTTAGCTGTTATCGTTGTTATCGTTGTTATCGTTGTTTTCGTTGTTTTCGTTGTTTTCTTCTATCACCACCCTAGCTTCCATATCGTTTAATCTTCTGTCTTGTTCGTCCATTCTATCATCTTCGTTATTTGCAGCGAAATCGCATTCCTCTCTTGCTGTCTGTAATGATATTATTCGGGCGTTTACAAGCTGAACGATTGTGTTGTTCCATTCAGAGAAATCTATGTATGAGTATGGCTCTATGGTAGCGTTTATTCTTAGGGCGTTATAACCTGTTGCGTCACCTTCCATTACTCCTACATAGTATTTGAATATATTGGCCATGTCATTTATGGCTGTATTCATCATTTGTGCATCACTTCTCGCCCATTCCATTTCAGGCTCGTAATACATTGCTGTTGTTCCAGTAGGTCTGTCACCTGACGATGATTGCATTGGCGGAACGACACCGCTTCCGTCAAGTATCCCGTTGTATATGTTATCTATTTCGGTGAACAGTGAGTTTGAAGCGTCCATTTTACCCATGAACTGTGCATCATCTTCTGCTCCTACACGTAAAATAGAAGTTCCTCCCAATCCGTTTCTTTGAATGTTTATTCTTCCGTTTGTCTTGATAAGTAGCATTTGGAACGCCTGTCGTGTGTTGTATTCTCCTATCATGGACATTAAGAACTCGAAATCGTCTATCAAGTCCTGTACTGCCCCCCAAAATGGAAGTTCAAGCCGTAGATATACTACAGGTATAAATCCCAGGTTATGGAATTGATGCAGTTGTATGATATTCCCGTTCTCGTCAATATCCGTTGCTATATCTCCGTTGGAATCCAGTGTATAAAACTCATCTTTAGTCCATACATCGACAAGTGTGTCTGTATGTTCTTCTCCATCAGCTGATATATATGTGGTTGTATATTCTCTTGCGAAAGCTATTCTTTCGCCTCTTCTGTTTTTATGCTCATATAGTATATCTCCTTTTGAGTAGCTGAAAGACCTGTATTTTATCTCGTCCTTATCCTTATATATATATATGGCAGCATCTCCTACCTTTCCGGCTTCGCTTATAAGTTCAAACTTGGCTGTTTCCATGAGAGAATCAGTCCAGTATTCCTTGTATGTTGTCAGCTTATCCCTGTTCTGCTGGTTTGACGCGCTTTTCTTTATCTGGAATTTAAGAGGATTGGTACACAGGTGTGATACCCTTTTCTTGTGTATCATCCTTTGGAGAGGGAATGCTCGTCTTTGCAGTACGTAAGGAGTTGATACCGATTTCTTTTTCTTTTTCTGAGCACCTACATTAGCACTTTCATCATCCGATGATGTGGCATCCTCGTCTGACGGGATGCTGTCTTTCCAGTCGGGTCTGTTGTGTATATAATGTCCTGATGTATCCCATTGTGCTAGGAAATCATCTTGTGACATATATTTGTATATCAAAGTGGAGCGTCTTGGCTTTTTCTTTGTTCCTCCACCTCTCCCATCGTCACATCTTGACGGAAGTGCCACTTTGAACGGTTCTTTTCGTAATAAAACGTCTAATTTTAAAATTTCCATAGGTAATTATAAATATTTTAATTCATCCATTATATCGTTAGGTATGTCAATCATTACATCGCATATATCAAAATATGTCCTGTATAAAAATGTTCCTTCTATCAAGTCGGGCGAGCATCCTACAATCTTTTTTGCTTCCTGTTTTTTCAGCAGTCTTAGTTTCCCGTTTTCCCTTTCCACGTCACGTCTTATTGCTCTTCTCTGGTCCATCAGTGCTTCCCGTATTGTTTTGTTCACATACGGTTTTTCGAGAAGTTCCGGGTTTATACTGAATCCGCAATATCCTAGGTTTGTTCCTTTTATACGTGTTACCATCTCATCGGCAAGCTGTGCCCTAAGATCGAAATAGAATCTTACAGGCTGGTCATCCTTGCTTTTGTCTAGTCTTTTCGGAACACCTCTAAGTATTGCCAGACTTTCGGGGAATGCGTCACGGAATGTAGGTGCTCCAAGACCGTCAAATGCCAGTCTGTTTTCACCGATTCCCCATTTTCGTAGATTGTTTCTTACCCATCGGTTCAAATCCCTAGGCTTTAATGTGTTTGACCATTCTAGGTCTTGTAAGTGATGTCCTATGAAGTGCCCCATTACACAAACGTCACCAAGACCGTATGCTATATCTAGTGTAGCACATTCAAAATAATCGTCAAACACAGGCTGAGATGAGAACATTTCCTCCATTTCGTCACGGGTTATCCACTCGTTTCCCCCTTTTATCAGCTTCCATGAACCTAATGCGTTTATGGATACTTCCTGTGCTGTTCCTCCAAGGTTTTTCTGATAGTCGGGATTGGAAGCCATAAGTATCTTGTTATCTTCCAGCCCGGAAGCTATAAAGGTTATGCTCTTGATGTATCTTTTACAGTTTGTTTCGTCAATTTTGGTATTTTTACCGAATCTTGCGATGATATAATCTTTTGCCTGAGCAAATACTTCTTGTGGGCTGTCACCCCATGCTGTTTCATGTATAGTATCTCCATATTGAAAGAAATATCTTACCTTTCCCGATCTTTCCGGAATTGCTATTCCGTCATCGTCCACCCACCATGATACCAGTGCTCTCCAGAAATCGCTGTACGGGTTTGGATTGCACGCGCCTGTAAGACCTGTTCTTAGTCCTGATGATGAACGCAATACCGTTTGAAGGTAGTTTATGATAGGTTCCGTTGCCTGTGAGCACTCGTCTATCGCCACCTTCACAACGTTACCACCCTGTTGTCTGTCCTTAAATTCATTTATGCCTTTTTCTCCCGACAAGCAGGCATCCCCGAAATAATCGTATCGTATTTCACCTCCTGCGTCAAGTCTTGAAAGGCGTTTTGAATCAATATACTCACCATAAGGTTCAACCATCTTTGAAACCACTTTAAGAATACCGTCCGCTTTTTCTGCGGATGTCTTGTCCTTACGGAAAACAAGTGCGGAAAATGACGGGTGGTTGCATGAACTCAGTATATCCATTCCAAGACATACGGATTTTCCTCCCCCACGATTCCCGTGAAGTATCTTTATTCCTGCCCTGTTCCTTAGAAATGCCTCCTGTGAACCTTTCTGTGGGGCAAGCATATTTACCTTGTACCCCTTGCTTCTTCTGTCCTCTATATATCTTTGGACGAAATCAAGGCTTTTATATGGTATGATTCCCCTTTTGCCATATCGTTTCAGCGATTTGACAACATCTTTAGTCTTTAATCCTCGGTATTTTAAGTCAATTTCTTCCATCGTTTTCTATGTATCCCGCAAATATAATGTTTTTTTAAACATTTTTTTGCTTATACACATTTTTTAACTACATTTGCATCGGTAAGAGGTACTTACTGTGCGCAAAGGTCTTGTGCATGAATCACATAAAAAAAAATAAATAGTATATGGATGAAAATGTAAAAGTCATTTTTGAAGGTATCAAGAATGCGTTGGGAGAAAGTAGCTCCGTTATTACAGATCGTACAATCGAACAGACAATTAATGAGTTCTCAGCGTTCGCACCGCAGGAAAATGCGGAAAAGTTCTGGAATGAAAGTGTTGTGAATCATTTAAAGAACACTGTGGCAGGTCAGGTAAGAGCGTTTGCGTCTGATAAGCGCAAAGAGTGGGATACAATCAAGGAACAGGAGATATCCAACTTGAAAAAGGAATGGGAAAAATCACATTCGTCACAACAACAACAACAACAACAATCATCCGAACAGAAACAGTTTGAGTTGCCCGATGATGTCAAGGCTAAACTTGAAGAGTTTGAAAAGTTCAAGAAAGATTTTGAAGCTAAAGAGCAGGAGGAAAAGCAGAAGCAGATTGTAACTGAAAAGCGCAAGAAGCTGTCTGATTTGATTAAACGCCCGGAAGCGGGTATGCCTAACGAGTTGTTGCGCAACATCATTTTTGAGAACATTCAGATTTCGCCCGAAGAGGAAGATACAAGCATTCTTCTGAAAATACAGGGAAAGTACAATGAAACGTGTACTAAATACACAAAGGATGGCATTAATCCTTTTATCTCTGACAAGGGTGGTTCTAGCGATGTAAAGTCATTCATAGATAGAAAGAGAGAAGAAGATAAGGCTAACAAGGAAAACAACATTGTCAGCCGATATTACAGTAAAATTAACAAATAGTTTTTTTAATTATGAAAGCAGGAGTTCTTGCAACAAGTTATAGTAAGATTGGTGGCGCAAGACATATCTTTTCTAATGATACGTCTTTGCACGTACTGTTGGTAGGATGTAACGTTTCAGTAGAACGTATGCCTACAGTTGGGAACAAACTTCCGGCTGGTACCATGATTAAATGTGATTCCTCAAAGCAGAATGGCGGTGACATTCACTATTCATTCAGAATATACGAGAAATCGGATTCTGGTGCTACGGTAAAAGTTGAAAAAATCATGGGTAATACAGTTGCCAAGGTTGGCATGGTTGTCGGTAAAGCACCTACTACTGCCGCAGGTACTACAACTGGTTATATCATTAACGCTATTGATTCGTCTCATGACGAATATGACATCCTTACATTGTCTGGGGATGCAGGTAAATTGGAATTGACCGATATTTTGGTTGAAGTTACACAAGCTAGTGCTAGCGCAAAAATCAAGGTTATTCCCAATGCTATCCTGCCTTATGATGTTGACACCATTCCCGGTGCCACTCTCTATCCTTTCAACGGTGCATGGATGGTGACAAGTGAGATTTTGGAAAAACGCATTCCGCCCGTAGCTTCGGCAATCAAAAAGGCGATGAAGGATGATGAATCATATCCTTGCGTTTTCCGTTACACATTGTATAACTAATTAAATTTTTTCGTTTTATGCAAAGATCGACATTTAGTTTCTATGATTGGCATTTCTCTGGGGAGATGCAGGAACTTATGGATTATGCCAATCAGAAATTTGATAACGAAAACTGGAGAAGCTACGGAGATTGGGATGTTCCTCAGATGAGTAAATCATGGAATGTCATGGTTGACGAATACACACAGGCTACCCGTCCTGTAATGCTGGCTCCTTTGGCTGAAAAGCCTATTATGGACACTACGGGATTTGAATGGTATTCGGGCCGTATTCCGAAGATGGGTCACGCCATTCAGTTTATGGAAACCGATATTCAGGAGTTCTATGAACTTGACATTCCGCAAGGTGCATTGCTTGACAAGATCCGTGAGAAGTGGTTCACAAAGATGGAAGCGTGTATCCAAGGCTTCCATACCGAGTTGAACTGTATGACTTATCAGGCTCTTTCTACAGGTATGCTTAACTATACAGCCAGTGGCACTAACTCAATTCCTGTTCAGATCGACTATCGTGTTCCTGCAAAACATAAGTTGAAAGCGTTAAAACAGAAATGGTTTAGCGATACAGACTGGACACCGAACGAAAATGCAGATCCTATTAAAGACCTTCAAAGAATGTGCAAGATTGCCGATAATGACGGTGTACCATACGATCATTTTGAAATGTCAAAGGATTTGTATGATAATTTCTTGATGCACCCGAAAGTGACAGCAGCAGTACAGGCACGTCTTGTTCCTGCCGCAGCATCTACTACAATCTATCCTATGAACAATCAGGAAATTGTTGATGTGCTGATGAAGGTGTTCTCTATTCCTGTGATTATCCCTATTGAGGAAAAATCAAAATGGAACAAACTTGGCGTGATTGAGGAAGCCAAACCGTCTTTTGAAAAGAACGCCGTTGTTCTTGTTCAGAGCGGTCAGTTCTTCCGTATCAAGAACTCACCGTCAATGTATTTGCAGGATACCAACCCGGCTGTACGTATTTCCTCTTTGGAAGGCGGACGTATCGCATTCTTGCATCAGTATTCTTCTGAACCGTATGCAGAAAAGAGTTCAGGTGAATTGTGGGCGTGTCCTGTGATGAAGAATCCGAACAACCTTATCATCATGAAGGTTGACGAACAGTCAAATACGGGATTGTAAAAAGTTGAACCATGAAGGTTATTATTGATATAAATGGCGAAGGCACAGCAAAGGGCGCAGGGGAGTATTTCATTGGAGATACTCTCACGCTCCAAGCTATTCCCGAAGAAAGTGTAGAGTTCGGATACTGGCTTATTGCTGACAATGAAACATTGAAGCCGGAAGATAGGCTGAAAGTTTCGGATAATCCGTACACTATTCAGGTTACACCTCAGATAACAGCAAAGGGTAACATGAAGGTGGAAGCATATTTTTATATGTCTATGCGTGAATATCTGAAAGCACAGATTGACTATGAGTTGAAAAACACATCGTATATCAGTGTTGCCCAGAAATGGGGATTCCGTTTGTCTGATGACAGCCGTGAAACGTCTGAGATGAAGAAGGATTTGGCTTATGCCGATTTGTTGCTCATTGTTTGTACTGCCCCTTCAACCATACAGGGAAAGACGAAAAAGGCAGGTAACTGGTCAATTACTGACACAAGCAAGACTATTTCTATCAATGACAAGAAAAGATTGGAACAACGCGCAAAGGATTTATACGCCAAATGGGGTTTGAATTTGGATGTTGGAACTGATGTTGAAATAACTAGATTAAGATGGTAGTATGGGAAAGAGTATTTTAGGTGAGGATATGTTTCCTGATATGGTGAGAATTTATCAGAACAAGAACAGTTCGGATAAATATCATACCACCCCGTATTGGGAGATGATATACGAAGGAAGGGCAAACATACAGGAAAAGGATACTGGTTCGGAAACGAATGATGTTGATAAATCCGAATATGCCGCCTACCTAGAAGATAACGATGTAACCATACCTTCCGGGTGTCTGTTGGATTGGCAGAATTTCAACCATCCGTTTTCGGACAACAGCAATAGTTGGCGTGAGATAAAGAAACCTCCATTTAACAATATGGAATTTGGTACGGTGATATACTTTAACCAAATAGAAAACTAGAATACTATGACAATCAATTGGACGGAAATAATACTTGCTTTGTTGGGTACAAATGGCATAACCCTTCTAACTTCAATGTTAATGTTTAAGCAGAAGAAGGAAAAGATGGAAACTGAAATTGATTCTTCTACCTTGGACAATCTTGAAAAGGGGTTTGCTATTCAGGGTGCTCAGTTGAAAAAGGCACAGGAAGAAATATTGAGTTATCAGCAATCTCTTCATGATGCTTATCAGAAGATACAGGAGCTTTATAATGAGATGAACAATATCAAAAACGAGTTGAAATGCGCAAAAGATGATCGAGATTTATTAAAAAAGCAGATTGAGAAACTGAGTAAACCAGTAACAAGAAAGACAAGTATAAAAAATGCAGGCAAATAACAACGATAAAGTATTGAAAGAGTTTGGTAGTAATGTCCAGCTTGCCTTGGATGCTTCTATCATGCAGTTCATGGAAGATATCGCTACGAATATCATGGATGATATAAAAGACATGGAGGGATTTACCAACCAAACTTTCAATCTTGAAGATAGTTATGGCTGTGGCATTTACAAAGATGGAGTCCTAAAGAAGATTGTGTGGGCAAATGCAACGAAAGTTGCAAATGAGCCTAGGAAACGTAACAATGTCGAGTATTGGGGGCGTGAACTTGCCGAAGATTTCTTCAACAGTTATAAATCCGATGGTTCTGAAAAATATGAACTGGTTGTCGCTGCTGTCATGTATTATGCCAAGTATGTGGAGAACTATCATTTGTTGAATGTTCTTTCAGATTCTTGGATTAAGACAAAGACAGATTTAAAAGGGGGCAAATATACTGTGGTTTTTAAGAAAATTGCAGCTAATATGTTAAACAAATATTTTAAGTGAAGTTATGGGCTACTTTAATCCTTCAACAATAAATACCACCTTGTACAATATTGTATTGGACAAGAAGATTGCTGACGATGTATATAAGGTACAGCGTCCTGCAAGTGTTGATGATAAGGTAACTAGTTTTATTGTCGTAAACAACAATACAAGAATTGTAAGCAATACCGAGGGCGGCCCTTACGGTCACTTCGGGAAAGGCGAAACAATGGCTACGGTTACTCTGTTTGTAAGGGCATTGCCTGGGAACATATATCCGTCTGTCATGGATGCGTTGAGTGAAAAGATGGTAGAACTGTTCCCTCAAAAGACTGTGCAGCTTCATTTCGAGATATTTAATGTTTTACCACCAATGTTTGACGGGGTTGGGTTCTATTATATGTCCGTCCTGTTGAATGTTGACATTTCAAAGGATTAGCCGCATGAAAAACGTGAGAAAAAACAGTGGAGGCGCATCGGTAGATACGTTTTCAACAATTAACAATAACTTTTTAAATACAGAAAATAGAATGGCACGAGTAAATTTAGACACCAGCCCTGCTTACTTGAACGGGCAGTCGGCTGCTTTGACATTTGATGCGATTGAAATCACTGATAGTACTCAATATTCAAGTTTTGGTAATCCGAAGATTCTTCCGAATATTGAATCTGGTACTACGGAATCCGCTGGTACTGACGCTGACACTTCTGAAACAAAGAACGAGCAGGGTGCTACCGTATTCCAAAATATCACACCGGGTACTATGGCATTTACCTTTACAGGTATGTCTACATCAAAAGCTGCTTTCGCTTTTTTTACGCAAGGAAATGAAGCAAAGGCTGAGTTGGAACTGAATAGTTTAACTGATACCATTGACGCTTTTGGGAAAGGTGCTACTCAGAAGTTGAAAGCGTTTGGTGCAAGCTCATTCAAGCAGTTTGTACGTCCTATCGGTATTATCAACGGTACTGGTGACCGTATGATCTTCTTCCCGAAGGCATCATGGGCTGTCAGCTTCACAGGTGCTCCAAGTAACGCAGGATACCTTGGATTCTCCGTTACTGTGACAGCATTGGAAGTTAATACTCAGTATTTGAAAACCATGATGGTTCTCGAACTTGACAATTTGGGTAAATGATGTATATGGGGTGATGGATTATTAGCCGGGCATTTTGTCCGGCTTTTATTGTTTTTTAACTGATTGTATTTGATTTTTATTAACCTTTGTTGTATTTTTGCTGTAAAAATTAACACCATGACAGATAAAGAATTGTCTGATAAATTAAAGCTAAAAGCTATAAGCCTTGGACTGTGTAAGGAATGGACAAATGGATGGGGAAACCCGGACAAATATGAATTATGCGAGAAATATATCAGAGGCATTGACTTCTGCCTATTTAACAGGTTCCCGTCAAATGAAATAATCAAGAAGGAGTTTGCTGGTGTTAGGGAGAAGTTTAATATCTTTGTTGATGATACCAATCTTTTCATAAGCAATCCTAAATGGTCTATTTTTAATGGTTCGTGTGATTGTGTTGTCACATTCAACGATTTCGGTATAGGAGAAATGTATGTCAAGGATAATAGCCATGTTAGCCTTGTTGCGCTTGACAACAGCATAGTACACGTTTCTTTGATTGACGATGCCAAACTTGATATTGTATCGTCTAAATATACCAAGGTGTTCGTTTATACAAATACGCCAAAGAACATATCGAAGGTAGATGTGAAAGGAAAATTAATGATTAAACCGTTCAAGTTAGTTTAAAAATGGGAATATTCAACTGGAAACAACCTGACTTAGATGATCAGATAAAGATGCAGAAGTTTGCCACTCATAAATACAAAGAGGTTATGGTTGGCAATAAGAAATTCAAGGTGCGTGGTCTTAGACTGGGTGCATATGACTATATTGTGGATAAGCTGCTGATACGTGATATTATCAATCCAGATACAGCAAAAAAGGAAATGATTGCAATTATGAAAAATGACGCATCTATTCCGTACAAAGTTGCAGCGGCAGGAGTATTGAATAACTATTGGTTTTTTGAGATAATTCCTTTTGCAAGACGTATATACGCTTGGTGGTTAAGCAGGCACTATGACCATAAGGAACTAACTCCGTTGATAGAAGCCATCGTGGAGGGGGCTAATGTAAGTGATTTTTTTACAAATACAATCCGTTTAGCGTTCTTGATAGATACGACAGCGACATTAAGCAAGAAGGATGCCATGAAATTATCTCTCGATGCAAAATCGGCTCACGAGGATCTATCCAAAAAGATTTCCCCCAATTCAGAGGAGATTTAAGACTATTCGGAGGATTGATGATAATCAAGGACTGGGCTTTGCTATGGAAATATTCATGGAGTTATATACAGGCAGTAATAATGGACCAACCTAAACTTGATTATCATTTTGAAGAGAAAGTTAAGTTGTATAAGGCTTCTCTTACAGAAGATTTATATGAGGAAGCTAACAAGGATGCAAGTGGCTTTATATATAGATTCAAAGAATCTAAACCTAAAGAAGAGCATTCCGATATATTACTAAAAGACATTTTGCGATGATAACAAAATACGATCCTAAAATATATCCCCTTAAACTGTATGTTGCAGTGGGGGATGATCAATGGGGAAAAATATATAGAAAATTCACCAAACTTAATCATGACCCGATAGATACATCCAAAGATGAAATTAAGAGATGTAATGGCATGACTATTTTTGTAAGGGAAAAAAGTACAAACCATTTAGGTGTACTTATTTGGTTATCCAACGATGGTATAGGGGTGAGAACTGTTGCTCATGAATCTATCCATTATGCTTGTAATGTATTTGGGTATTGTGATATTTCTATGGGATATGAAAATGGGCAGGATGAGCACTTTGCATACCTTTTAGGTTGGTGTGTTGAGTGTGTAATGGATAGTGTTGCGAAATATTTAAAAAACAATAAACATGAAGATTAATTTGTTTGTAAACGGAAATTTGGTGTGCGACCGAAGCGAAGCGAGGGAGCACAGAGGGGCTTTATGAGATAATAGCCTTAGATGGTAGTGAGGTACCAGAAGAGT